AAGCACAGCAAGCACAGCAAGCACAGCAAGCACAGCAAGCACAACAAGCACAGCCTGTACAACAGATGCCGCAAGGAAACGCCTACAATGATACTAATTATGACAAATCTCCAGCTAGTCGAGGATACAAAAGTAAACGCAAAAAGCCCTTGAAGCTAGTGCCAAAGGATAAGTACTAGTGAAATTATTTGAACTTTTCCAACAGCCAGTAACACTAAAAGAAGGCGGCAATGTTTTTAAAGATGCTGACGGCACACCATTGTCTCAGAGAATTAACAAAGCAGACGTCGATCCTACACTTGCATGGTTGGAAAAGATTACAGGCATGAACCACAGGGATTTTAAACTGGGCACAACCGGAATAAAATCATCCTCCGGCGACTTAGATATTGCAGTTGATCCGGACGAAGTTGATAAAAACGATTTATACAATGTGCTACTTAACTGGGTAAAACAAAATCACCCAGACGATGATCCCAGACGCTGGGTAGCAAAGAGCGGAGTGTCCGTTCACTTTAACACCCCTATTAATGGCAACCCTGCCAATGGATTTGTGCAAACAGATTTAATGTTTGGCAAACCTGAGTGGATGAAATTTTCCATGCAAGGCTCGCCTAACGAAGAATCTCCATTTAAAGGTATGCATCGACACATTATGATGGCTAGTATTGCTAAAGCTAAAGGCATGTCTTGGAGTTTTCAAAAGGGATTAGTTAATCGAGAAACTAAAGAGATTATCACTAAAGACCCGAAAGAGATTGCTGAACTATTATTAGGTCCAGGCGGCGATCCTGCAGACTTCCAAACTGTAGAAACTATTAACGCGGCTATAAAGCAAATGCCTAACTATGAACAGCTAGTAGCAGATGCCAAAGAAAACTTTGCCCGCGCAGGATTGGAATTACCGCAATGAGATTTAGAGATTTAGTAGAGTCTATACAGGTCAACGAAGATGCACGTATTCAACACGCAGAAGACTTAATCTTCTGGGAAGGGTCCTCAGGCGCAATGCGAGCAGTACAAGCATTAGAAAGTTTAACTAATAAGAATTATAAAAATGTTACACTGAAGTGGGACGGTTCTCCAGCAGTAATATTCGGTAGAGACGAGAACGGCGAGTTTATACTTACAGATAAAAGCGGGTTCACAGCTAAAGGATACGACGGACGTTCTAAGAGCGGTGACGAACTTGCACAGATGCTTTTAAATAGGGGCGGAGGAAAGGATAGAGAGGATCCTCGTCGCATAGCGTTTGTAACAAGGATGCGCAATGTATTTGACGTGTTCGAAAAAGCAACTCCGCCGGACTATAGGGGTTACTTTAAAGGCGACATGCTGTACTTTGACACACCGCCCGTAGAGAATCAAAACTATGTATTCAAACCTAACATTGTAGAGTATGCAGTCGATATGAACTCCGACTTGGGCCAGCGCATTGGCGCAAGCACAGCCGGTGTAGTTATACACAGGCAAGTGGATCCAGATGGAACAGAACAGCCGTTGCAAGACCCTGGCATATTTTTAGGCAATGACCTTCTAGTTGTCCCGCCTATTACTACAGAGAAACCAGCACAAGTTGACAACGCGCTGATAAAAAAATTAAAAAAGGTTATACAAAAAGATGCCGCAGGCATTGATGAATTCTTAAATGCTGATAAAATAAAAGCAATGCAACTAACAGATTTACCTGCTATTTTGTACACATATACTAACTCTAAAGTAGATACAGGTATGACTGACCTGGGAAAAGATTTTATTACTTGGTTAGAAAATACTCCACGAATAACTGACAGAAAAAAAGAAAAGCTATACGTATATATAAAAGAAAATCAACAAGCATTTAACACATTGTGGCATGCAGTTAGTGTTATTATGAAAGTTAAAGATAATATCATATCACAATTTGACCAACATGCATCGACTGTACAGCAGAACATAGGTGGCCAGTCCGGCGGCGAAGGATATGTACTGGCTCACCCCGAGGGTGACATTAAATTAGTACCCAGGGAAGTGTTTAGCAAAGCAAACAGGGCGGTACAACGATAATGGAACTACTTTTAGTTAATCAAGAAATATCCGAAAGTAGGCTGTATCGTACTACAAATAACATGCGAAAACTTACAGGTAGAGATATTGCAGAACTTGCTTACCTTAATACACTAGCAGTTTATTTGTTTCTTGTAGCTAAGAACGACACCGACTATGCTAAAAAGACTTCACGGTACGGTAATTACAAAAACTTTAAAACAACAAGTACCGATTTGTACATGCTTGGATATGTAATAAACAATCCTGAAGGGATTAGCTTAAGTACCGACGAGGTTTCGTATCTAAATAGATTGCAGTTTGACGCAAATAAACACTATAGATTCATAAAAGAAATATCTAGTGCTAAAGGCAAATTGCAAACAGCGGCAGGATATTTGTATAGACTAGAAAGTCAATTGAAAATAAATAATAGTAAGTTAAAAGATTTTAGAAGAAGTATAATATCGTGGGATTCGTTAAGCTCAAGTAATAAAAAGATGCTTGTAAATAAGATGGCATTAGAAATGCGAAAACTAGCACAAGGCAGTGAGTTAGTTCATCCACTAACTAACATGGCTACGCCTACAAGCCTAGTAAAGAAAGCGGCAGGAGCAGTAGCCGGCGCAACTGCTGGCAGATATATTGCTGGTAAAGTAGCAAAGAAGAATCCAGACCGAGCTAAGAAAATAGGCACAGGCATAGGAGCAATTGCAGGGTACTGGGCCGCGGGGAGAAAAGATTTATGAGGATGCACGAAATAATAATTGAAGAAGTAAAACCTGAGGTTGCGCCTAAGATAAAAGCGCAAGCGGAAGAATATTTTGCCAAAAATCCAGAAGAATTAGCAAAATTCAAAGACTTTGTAAATGTAACTAACGATCCCAAGACAAACCAGCCCTACGATAATATCGAGGACGCTGTATCCGCGTACAGCAATCCAAACTGGAATCCAAACTTTAGAGGAAATCAGTACACTGGCGGCATTTCAGGACAAAAAACGCCAGGAACAATTAAAAAAGTAGCAAAATCCTTAAACCCAATGAAAGATATAGATATGACTGATGTAGGCACATCCGCAGTTTCAGGCTTCAAAAAGGGACAAGGAATAGCAAACAAAATAGATAATTTAGGAAAAAGACGACGTTAAGACGTAAGATTTTGCGTCGAAATGATAAATAAAAGTAACATATTGTTAAAACAATATAAAAGATTCTTAGGAGAATAAAAATGGCACAAACAAAAGTAAATGGCGCACCATTAGCTGATCAGTTTTTAACTGGCACACTTGACTGGTTTATCGTCACCGACGTTGACGCGGCTACTGATATCGATGACTTCGGTACTGTAGACGGCAACGCAGAAACAGTTCTACGAGCTGTAAGCACTGTAGCTAACCCAGTAGTAGTTGAAGAAGGAACTGCTTCAATTATGTATGTAGCAACTGAAGTACCTGGCGTATCCGCTGCCTCATTGCAGACAGCAGTCGCAGGCGTACTTACTAACGCTACTGTAGTTGCTGGTACTGTAACTGTAGTTTAATAGTTACTTAAAGTAATACTAAAAATCCTCGCTTTATGCGGGGATTTTTTTTGTCTGCAATTTCTTACGCTTTGATAAATAGTATAATAAAGTGGAGATCCACATATGAGTTTAATAAGATCAGGGTCAATGTCGGCCCAAGAAGTACTAACAGGTGATTTAGAATTTTTTACCTTATACACAACAATAGATTTAACTGTAACCGGTGATTTTACAGATAATACGCAAAAAGATTTTGAAAGCGTAATACAAGTTATTGCACTAAGAGCTATGCCAGTTATTATGAATAATCCAGTAGAACTTGACGGTACCGGTGGCAATCTGTTAGAAAGTTACGGAGCACCTACATTAACAGGCGCAGGCTGGATTTTTAAATTTGCTTTTGAGAAAACAGATGTACACAGTATAGCTACACTAACAGCTGAACTAGATGGAATTGTTTTAAATGGTGGCACAATCGATACTACAAGTTCGATAAACATGGAATTTACACAGCAACAATTGTTGTAATAAAGGAATAAAATGGACAACAAACCAAACTTAGATCAGAAAAATAAAGAACTGTATACTAACAATCTCGAAGCACATATCATTGCCGACATGCTTCGTATCGAAAGTATCAGCGCAGAACTACGAGAATTTAAAAACGATACAAAACTACGCCTTAACAAATTAGAAGGCTGGATTATTAGCATTGTAGCTATTACTTTCAGTACACTGCTAGCAGTAGTAGGATCGCTTATATGGCGGTTGCTTGGATGAGACTAGACGAATTCGCAGGCCCTATTACTGAAGCTAGAATGATATGGAAAAAGTCTGGCAAGAAAGTTGTACGAGCTGTGAGATGTACTAGCGGTCCTAGAAAAGGACGGGTGGTTAGTAAAGCCTCACAATGTGGCGCACCGATAGATATTAAGAAAAGAATGACACTAAAAAGAACAAAGGCGAAGATGGGCAAGCGCATGTCCAGAAAAGCAAATAGAACAAAAAGATTTAGCCCTGCAAGTAGAAGGGTTAGGACATTAAACAAGAGAAGATAATGAGAAGAAAGTATTCTATTTTAGAAGGTATTAAAAAGTTAAACGAATATCCTAACTATCCAGCAATGGGTGCTAGTGCTAAAGCTAATGCAGTGTCAGGTAGTCCGACAACTGCGTCGAGTCCTAGCCCATCTCAAGCATCTAGCCAAAGCCCATCTCAAGCATCTAGCCAAAGCCCATCTACTGCTCCTATAAAAGCACAGCCCAAAAAGCCGGTAGTTGCTAAAGCGCAAGAACTACAAAAAGATTTTGAATTCCCAAGTAAGGAAGGCAACGTAGTAAAAGTTATATCACCATTTGGCGCTGGCAAGAACAAAAGCAGTGTAGTTGTACAAGATCAAAAGACAAAAGAATATTATGCTATAGACCCAGATGAGAAAATTGCCCTACCGCAAGTAGATCAGAGCGAAATACAAACAGAGGATTCCGGAGCAGAGGCTCTACGAAATATTACTACCAGGAAGCATCGTGTAAACTTAGGCAAACGCGGACATCGTAAGATGGAAGTAGGCAAGAGGCTGAAGAAAATATCCAAACTAATAAGAAAAAGTCGTTTAATCGAAGAGCCTATCTTTGAAATTAACTTTAACGATAAGCGTGTTACACAATCAGCGTTAGCGGCTCCGATTAGTTGTGGGTTTGAAGCGGAAACTGTATGGACTACAATAGACGGAGGCCCATCCGAAGAGTATTTAGATAATCTTTCATGGGACGATAGTGAGATACAGCAACACATCGGTAGTTATGAAGAGCGCAAGGTGAGAGAAGAGTATGACTCTTATATGTGGGATTCCGATGAAATAAATGATCTAATAATTAAGCATACAGACGAATGGGTCAACGAAAATAACGAGTCGGAAGAATTCCTGGAAAAATTTATAGACGCTAAAGTAGACGAAGATGATATAGAAGAATACAGGAAAACAACACTAGCGAATGCAGACGAAGAAGATTTAGAAATCCTAAACGACTATAGTCAAACAGCGTGGGGCCGTGAATATGTAGACGAAAACATGACAGACGAATACAGAGAATGGCTAGAAGAATATGCCAGGGATAACGGAATAGGTCTAGACGAAGCAGTAGAAGAATATTACCAAGAATTTAGTATTGACAAATGGGCACAGATTGTATATGGCTCTGTACAGGAGATGATAGGCGCTATATTAGATGTTTATGTCGATACTGGCCCGGGTTCATCGCAAGAAGATGTAGCACATGAGCTATCGGCTTGGACAGAAAATCATAGTGCGTTTGCAAAGGTCGAAGCTGGCGAATATCACCAAGGTCACGGCGACACTACGCAAGACTACTGGAGGGTCGAAGATGACCCAAGTATCAGCCCAGATGGCGAAGGCCTAGGTTCGGAAATTATATCTCCTGTTTACGAAACACCTGAAATGATGCTATCAGAAATGCAACCGTTATTTAAAGAAATGTCTGCTAATGACGTAGAAACTAATAGTTCTACAGGATTACACGTAACCATGAGCTGGTCAGGAAAACAATCTAAAACGAATAAATTAAAAATGGCATTGTTGTTAGGCGATTCATATGTACTGAAGCAATTCGACAGAGAAAATAGTCATTATACAATGAGCCAGAAAAAAATAATAGACGATAGTATAGTAAATCTAAAGCAAAATTTAAACGATCAGCGCAGTTTAGACAAGCTAGAAGAAATTTTAAATGAATTTATTTCTAACGATAAGTACCGTACTATACATTTTAAATCAGAAGAAAACGATAGCGGAAATAGTCTAATAGAATTTAGAGCGGCGGGCGGCGACTATTTAGACCAGCACGAATTGATAGCAAAAACTGTATCGAGATATGCGGCAATTATGCAGGCTGGCCACGACGAGAACGCATTTAGAAAAGACTATATACGCGCACTAGTTAAAGCTGTAAATGGCCAGACTAGTATTCCAGACGAATACGCAACAGAATTTGCAGGCGGTAAGTTACCAGACAACGCACTTGTTCAAGGCATGAGAGCGACATTAAGTAAGGCACGTTATACAGACGGCTTGGAGAAACTAGCACAAGCATACCAGCATTTACAAATGGCTAGAACTTTAAAAACAGGCAGAGCTCAGCCTGATATGTTTGAAACATTGAGCAGAGTATACGAGGACTGGACAGATGACCTAAAAGCACAAGTGGATGCTGACCCTAGGTCGACTACTGATGGAGATTGGCAGACTGCGGCAGCAACCGCGCAACAAGAATTTGCAGATGCGGTTGTTATGTTGGCAATAGATACGTTAAGCGGTAAAGCGAGGAGCAAGCCAACCGCAGCCTTAATTAGTGGGCTAAGAAACGCATTAAAAGAATTTAGTTTGAACGGTGACACGCTATGGAGTTTAATAACTAAAAGTGAGATTTTACATTCCGAAGAACAGGTACCTGTTGACAAATTGCAGAAGGCAGTAAGCCAGCTTTTCCACAAAGACGTCGGGACTGTTCCGAAAGCCGCATTTACTATAACACTAAATCCAACAACCGAAACGCTAATGGTAAGGCAAGACGTGCATAACGAACATATCAGTTTTTTCGGCGACATATTTGGCGATGAGACAGAGAAAGGCATAGCAGACATGAACAAAGTGCCTACGCAACTTAAAAAAGAACACTTTAAAGTAGTTAATAGAGAAGAGTATGAACAAGCCCGCAATACACGAGGTAGCATAGAAGCAAGAAAAGAATCAATAGAGAATCTAACATCCCATTTAAATAATGTAGAGAGCGATGAGCAAAGTGACGATAACAATAAAGTAATCGCCAAGTGGACTAATGATATACAAGAAATGCAAGCGGAGATAGACAAGTGGAAACCAATCCTAGACAAATTTTACAAAAAGTACGGGTTCATTCCGAAAAGTGTACGATACGGGTCACAGAATATAGGACCGGAATATACAATTATTCGTCCTGATACTTTCCCGGAACTTTCACAAAAATTCGGTATAAAGATTGTAGCTACAGAAAGTGTATTTAAGAAAATCAATAAGCTACCACTAGCAGAACAAATTAAACTTTTAAGCAAAATTGACGACAAGTCGATTAGTAAGGTGTGGACTAAATCTAAGGTAAAAGAAACTCCAATTAACGAGAGTGCAGTGCCCGACAGAGGTATAAAACGCGACTTAGAAAACTTAATGAGTAAGCCATTATTAGCTAACGATCTTAGAGGGCAAATGTCTGCTTATTTTGTTATTCCCGATCCTAATATGATTAGTGACTTTAGAGAAGCAAGGGCCACCGGTGGAGATAAATTCGACTTACGTCCTATCCTGCAAGGCTATATGCAACGAGATTTGCATCCTAGCAAAAAAAAGGAATTAGGATTAAAAGAAAGTGTAATAACTGAATCAAGGGGTGTAACTGCAAGAATGCCCGGTGAGGAATACATAAGTGTTACTAACCCTAATGACATTCTTGTAATGCAAGAAGTTATAATAGTATCTCCTCCAGAAGCAGACAGTTACGAAAGTTTAGACGAATTAGAAGCGGCATTAGAACAAGTGATTCCCGGTGCGGCAAAAAGAGTAAACGACAACAATCCTAATCAAGGCACAAAAGCCGCGCTAGTAGCAATAATGGCTGATAACGTCGGCGCGCCTCAGTACTGGGTTAGGTATGTACGAGCTATTCCTGCCGCAGGGGTTACTGGAATGTGGAAAACGCTAAGAGGTTATAAATTTAGGAAAGGCGCTGAAACTGAAAGTGTGCCTATTAAGCCAGCTGACCTAGTAAATGACGAAAGTTTTAAAACAACTGAACAACTTTCCACCGAGATTTTAACTAATATTGCTAGCATAACAGCAAATTCTGAACACGAAGATTTACAGGCGATTATGGAACAAGCTGTGTCCTATGCCAGAACTGGTAGCGTAGCACCAATCGCAGGTGGCGCGAAATATTTTAACGTATTGCAAAAGTACGGCGGCGAATATTTAGGCCCACTTGCAATTATCGACGGCGGAAACGTAAAAGGAAATACACCGGAAATGCTAGCGGCATACGAGCTAACAACACTTAAAGGCTCGCAGATTATGTTCCCTGAAAGCACAGCATATCCGTTAGTAGACAGCGTTATTAAAGCACCGAACGGTCAAGACATCGGTGTAAGCAGTAAAGCACATACAGCAGGTGGCGCGGCAAGTAGCTTAAAAGGTGTTTACGATCAGCTAACAGATGAGATGAAACAACAGTACCCATTAGGATCGCAGATACTTGAACTTATTGCTACAGAGAGTGCAGTAAACGGTCCTATTAAAGTCGGTATATTGCTAGGTCTATTATCGACCAGAGATGCAAAATCATTACAGGAACTAGACAGAAGTTCTAAAAATATAGATGACTTAACATCAGCAAGATTGCGTAAGATGACTCATGCCCAGGGCATAGATAAAAGCACAGTGCATCGTGCAGAGTACAGAGTATTTTATCACGTACTTGCCGCAATTGTAAATACCATTATACCAGTTGTGAATTCTACGCAAGAATTTAAAGATGTAATGATAGCGGCACTAAACAACAACAAATATGTAATGGTACTAACACAGGGTAAAGTTATAGGCGATGATGTTACACTAGATTACTATACAAAATTTCCAGCAGTGTTTGAAGGATCACCGCAGATTGTTAATAAGACTTATTTTGCAACAGGACAAAAAGGAAGATTAGGATTTAAATTGAAAAAATGAGATTATTTGAATTGGCTGAGGCACCATACAGAGGCAACATAGGAATCCACGAAATGATGGAATTCTATAAACTTGCGACTCCGGCTGAAAAGAAAGAATTAGACGATTTAATTCTTTCTAATAGAACCAATGAAGCATGGGATTTAATACAACAAGTAACCGGCATGAAATTAAACACAGATGATTTAGTCACTGAGACTTTGAAAAAAGTAAATGGCAAATGGGCACTTGTAAGTAAAAGTAATCCTAAAAAAGTATTACAGTATTATAAAGGTTCAGGAAAACCGAGCAAAGAATGGGTAAGCAAAGTTGAACGTAGAGTACATAGCTTCGAAGAAGTACAGCATGAAAATGGCACGTATTCTTCACTTCAAGTCAGCGCATCATCAGCTAAAAAAATAATAGCCTGGTGTGAAGAAAATAATGTAACTGTAAGTAATCCGGACGAGCTACATTGTACGATAGTGTTTAGTAAAACCCCAGTTCCAGAAGTAATTAAGTTAGACGGAAAAGAAATAACAGTAACCGGTAAGGTTAAAGAATGGGAAGTACTCGGCGAAGACTGCTTAGTGTTAATGCTAGACTGTCCCGGTGCTTCGTACTTACATAAGGAAATAACAGACTTAGGTGCAACATCAGATTACGATGAATATATTGCCCATGTTACTATTACAACACATTATGAAACTAACGAAGTGCCTGGAGTAATTCCAGATTTCGATATCGAGTTTGATAGTATACAAGTAAATGAATTAGATGATGACTGGAACGACAAGTGAAAATAACTGACATTATTAAAGAAGGGTACGATATTCCGCGCAATCAAATGCCGCAGATTCATGCTGACGATTTGGAAAATACACATAATGTTAAACATGGAACTATGAGTATTACTAAATTAAAACCAGCTCAGTCTCAGCGAGTTCCGGGACTAGTTGATAAAACTGCTAAAAGCATAGAAGGCGGATTCAACAAGCCTATAATGATAGACAGAGAAGGCTATGTCATTAATGGCCACCATAGGTATGATGCTTATAAAAAGTTAGGCATAAACAAGGTTCCAGTTAGTGTAGTAACAGACGCAACATTACAAGAACTTATAGACCAGTTTAGCCACAAAACAAGCGATGAGTTTGCTGAAGAACGCATTAATGAATTGGCGCAAGCAGATCTTGACCAATTAGAAAAAACAGTAGACAATTGGTTTGCTAAAGTAGGTATCGATGTTGAATTTACAAGACACTTTTTAGATAGAGTAAACGATAACAGAAATCAAAAGCCGATTACTATGTCAGAATTGGTTCGTTTATTTAAACAAGAATATAAGAAATGGGGAAAGCCTATTGCGCAGATGGGGCCAGATGCCCAAGCAGTAATGAAAGACATGCAGACAGATATAAACGTGCCGTTTGTGTTAGTGCTAGACCCTAGAAATAATGAATTAGATTTAGTAGCTAAGACAATTATGAGAAAGAAAGATTTTAAAACCCCTAACAAGACGTTCGACGTATGAGATATAGCGACTTAATAACAGAATTAGAACTCCCTAAGAACCAATGGGAATTGATTATTTCGAATGCTGATAAAGAAGAAGCAGGCGAAAACCTTGTGGACTTAGTACAGCAAGCGTACAGTAGCACACCACTAGGTAGTCACGTTAATAGCTTACGAGATGTTATTCCAAGCGACTGGGAAGTTATAGATTGGGATCCGGAAGATGATGTTGACGCTACTATGTTTTTTAGAAAGAATCGTGCAGGTGAAACTTGGACTGGCAACAAAATACAAGGAATAGGACACGACGGACAGCGAGTTAGTAAAGACAAAGTTATACAAAAAGTAAGGCAAGCATTAGATAAGCCAGGCTGGTGGATTGAATCCAGTGATGCTATGGCACATGTATTAGGTAAAATGAATGCACCTCTTGTAAATGACGAGGCTTTTTTACAGAAGTTGTTTAATGATCCTAATTTAAAAATGATTGACGATAAGACCTATGTAAGAAAACTAGGAAACGGACAAACGATTAAGGAGACAGTTTTCGGTAAACCGAAACTACAGTAATATGAAAATTAATGATATTTTAAACGAAACTGGCGTCGGCGGCATAGCAGGTGTAGCAATGCCAATGGGCAAAATGAATCGTCGCATTCCGGGCATGGGCACAACAAAGAAGAAAAAGAAAACTAACGAAGACGTAAAATGCAAGGCCTGTGGAGATACTGGTACTGTACACTGGGACCATCAAGATGAGTTCACTGGCGATCACGTGCCTGCGTCAGCACCTTGTCCAGAGTGTGAGTTAGGAAAGAAGAAGAAAACTAACGAAGGTGAAGGAAGCCAGGTGTTCAATCCTCGTGAAAAAGGAGCAGGCACTAAGGCAACAATGCCCGGCGGCAGAATCTATATAGGTAAGGGCGAAATCGTTAAGCATAAAGATTATGGATGGATAGCAAGGCTATGGCAAACAGAAGATTGGCGAGGTTTCGATTCGCAGGATGATGCAAAAGATTACTTATTGAGTGTATATAAAAAGAATAACGATTATAGTAACGGCGACGATGATTACGGGCCGACTGGCCGCTCCCGCATGGCCGCAAAAGATTATGCTGATTTAGATGCTCGGCATCGAACATCCACTGGTAAATTGAAATTCGATGACGAAGTCGAATGCAAAAAGTGCAAAGGCAAAGGCTGTGACCATTGTGACGGCCAAGGCTATCACACAGTAAAATAAAGGAGAAACACATGAACACAGAAAAAAGAATTAGATATTTACAAAGACAGTTAGAGTCAGTAGCAGACCCGGATGCAAAAGCTAAATTAGAAAAAATTCTAGTTGGCTTAGTACCAGAGCCGACTAGGACACACGCTCCAGACGGCAAGTTTAAAGCAGACGATCCGTCGACTAAAGATATAAACGAAGCATGGAAAAGTGGCGTATCCAGCAAAAAGAGAAGGAAGACCAGTGAGAGCAGTAAAAGGAAAAAATAACGTTTTAGGGTTAATTAATAACTTTGAAACTAGACTGTACGAATTAATCCAAGACTCGGGCTGGATAGGTGTCCAAGATCTTCAGGAACGAGAACTCTACATGGCTGAGGACTTGCATGTACGTAACGTATTAAAGAAAGTGCAGAAAGGTAGCCAGGTAGGATTTTCCACATATAACCAGAAGCAACATGTGTAAAACTAAATAACAGTATGAACAAGAGAGCATTAGCCAAAAAGTTAGATAATCTCGCTAGTAATGTAGCAAAGCGCGGCGTATACGTGGTTACAAAAAAGGATGATTATTACGAAGTACAAAATTATATGACCAAGCAGGTATTAGTAACAGAGATACCAGTGCGAGTCTTAGCGGAACGTATATGTAACTTATACAACAAGGGCAAAAAACAGCCGATGTCACAAAAGCTACAGATGAAATCGTTATCTACTGCGTATTTTAAACTAAAAACTGACTTAATTGTGTTCAAGCACACAATGAAAACAACAAAAGACATGGACAAATACGACGTTGCTGAGTTTAGAGCCAGCGAAGTGGCAAGTAGGCTAAATCATGTAACACAACAACTGGAACATCTGTAGGAAAAACTTTACAGAAATGATAAATAACAGTAATAGCTAAATACCAACAGGAAGAACAAACATGTATTTAAACGATTTTAACCAAACTAGTAAACAAAAGATTACTAAAATTAACAAACTCCTAAAAGAAGAGTTTGCTATATCTTTGAGTAAGAAATTACCGTCAAAAAAGAAACTCGAAAAAGTTTTAGAGAACACGCTAAACACTCTTACTTCAATAAGAGTTAACAGTAATCAGTACCATACTAATCCAGAGTATTCTAAATATATCGGGCTTAAAGACGCATTAAACATAATGCTGAACGAAGGCGTATATGCAGAAAGCCCGCAGTATAACAGAATGAAAACTATGATTAGCGACAGCATTTCGCAGTTAATGGATAGCGGATACACAATGGATGAAGCCGCTGCCGAATGCATGAACCGTTATAGAATGGATAATCGCTTTGCTTATGACGACGAACATGTTCTTCCTATCGTCTTAACAGCGGCAAAAGATTACATGGAAAACTGTGGCATGAATGCTGAAGGCCTAGGCGATGGCATAGACGAAACAGTAACTGATTTAACTGATGCACTACTTGGCGAAATGGCCAGAGAGTGCGGTGTTGAGTTAGCGCAACAAGGTAGCATTGATGCTATAGAAGAAAAATTACAATCGTTTGCAGAAGTAAGCGGAAAAAGCCGAGACTCAGTTGTCGGATTCCTAAATAACTTGGAAGAAGCTGATCTTGTTAACGGCATACAAATGTTTGGCAAAAAAATAGGAGCGGTAAACAGAATGCGAGCAACAGAAATTACAGAGAATGTGGACGTTACCGCGGCAGAGCTTGTTATGGCTGTTCGCGCTCTAGCAGACGATATTCAAGATCAAATAGAAAGAGTAGGCAGAATGATGAACGAAGACGTTCCTGCTATAGCTGACCAAATGAGAACAGAGCAAGGCGCACAAGCGGCACAAGCGTTCTCGGACAGTGTACATAGTACACTAAATGCTTATATAGAAGCCGGCAAGGCTGCAAAAGCAGGCATGGATCAAGCTACTGCTACAGTATCCGGTGAAGCACCAGCAATGGACGACATGGGACTAGGCGACACAGGCGAACTTGACGGATTAGGCGGAGCAGAAGATGATTTAGGCCTAGACGACGTAGATGTTAACGAGCCAGCAATGGCTGGACCAGAAGATGAGCCATTAGGTAGAGCACCTGTAGAAATATAATGTTGATACGCGACGTGATCCTTTCGGAAGGTTATTTTAACGAGCTTATGGTAGTCGTTCAAGATTTACTTATACGTATGGCTTCGTCGCAAGTGCCTGAAATATCCACAGAAAAGTTTCAAGCAACATTAGCTAAACAGGGTTATGTTACCACAATTGATGAACTAATACAAGCAGTTGATCAAAGCGGATATGCTAGCAGTGTAGACAGAGAAAAGATTGTTCCCGCTAGCGAACTACCAGCAGATTTAGACAAAAAGACTGACCCTGCGTCTTTAGAGAAGATGGCAGGTAATCAAGCAATGAGTGATATTAAGTCGGAGTTATAATGCCTGGTATTTTTATTAACGCAACAACAGCAAGAACTGATACAAGAAATAATACAGTTATTCACGGCGAAGTTACTGCTATCGAAAATGCTGTGTACGCTAATATTGATGCTGGTGTACTATATGCGAACGTTAATAATACTGTTATGACTAACAGTAATGTTTACTACAATGTTTGGAACAGTATCTCTACTGACGCAACCACACTTGACCAACTCAACTACGTAAAAGATTACTTCACTAACCTGGGCTACGGTGTTAACATCGTAACTGATCCAGGATCAAACACAACCCTACAATGGAATATAAGCTGGTAAATCTAGCTTGACATATCCTGTCTAGGTGCTATACTACTTAGATGATAACAAATAAATTTGAATACCCATCCCTAAGACGAATCCACGAAAACGGAACAAGACGTTATACTAACGAAAGTAAAACAGCTCGTCCTGTTCCCAGCGTTACAACAATTCTCGACGCAACCAAATCCGAAGAAAGCAGACAAGCATTAGCAAACTGGCGCAAGCGCGTAGGTACAGCTAAGGCCCAAGCTATTACTACAGAAGCCGCAGGACGCGGAACACGATTACACAAATGGTTAGAAGACTACATTCTAACTGGCGACGCCGGCACACCCGGCACAAATCCTTATAGCATACAAAGCCACGGCATGGCCCAAATTATTATTGATAAGGGTCTTAGCCGAGCAGACGAATACTGGGGCACAGAAGTTGGCCTTATGTACCCCGATGTGTACGCAGGAACAACAGACTGTGTCGGCATGTTCGAAGGCGAGCCAGCAATTATCGACTTTAAGCAAACTAATAAGCCTAAGAAGCGAGAATGGATTGACGATTATTTTGCTCAATTAACAGCTTATGCCGCGGCTCATAACGTTACATACGGCACAGATATCAAAAAAGGCGTTATTTTAATGTGTAGCAAAGACAACGAGTACCAAGAATTTATTATTGAAGGCGACGAATACGAAGAATACGAACATGCCTGGGCTACTAGAGTAGAAGAATATTATTCCAAGTTCCTATAAATGATAAATACTGTTAAGCATTTGGAGATTCTTAACAGTGACAGAAACAACAAAAATAGTAAGGATGCAACAGCGTCGAGGTCTAAAGCAAGACCTACCAAAACCATTGCGTCCAGGCGAAATAGGGTTTGCTACAGATAGCAGACAGCTATATATCGGTGCAGACACCGAAAGTGAACTAGCACAACAGTATAATAAAACTGGTGTGTTCGAGCAAACATCAAGTGCGCAAAGCACAACTTTTGGTTTGGCTAACGTACAGATGATTAAATTCACTGTACCGCACAAAATTTACGACAAAGGAGAGTTCGACGGAGTTACTACAACTACTGTCTGGACACCGGACGACTTAGTTGCGAGTTCAGCCACTGCAACAGAATACGCTAGATTAGGTGACGTATTTAGAACAGGTGACTTATATTTTAGAAATATAATAGACGGGAATCTATTTTCGCCAGAACAGATTACTGTTATAAAAAACGGCACAGAACTTGTCGCATCGAATGTTGCAACTATTTCAAGCAGTCAAGATTTTTTCTTTGCCCAAGGTGGCGATATATCATCTAGTACCCATACATTAACTTTAAGAACACCTCCGAGTGGAGCAGAAGAAATTGCAATTTCGTATTATGGCAATACTGAAGTTAATCATGCTCTATCAAACACTACTGTTGGGATAACCGGTGTAGCAGGATTTAACGCATACGCAGGCCTAACAAATAATACTTTCCGACAAATAGATCCAGATAACGTAAGAGTAGCATCAGGCACAGGTGTCGGCTATATCGGAATGCAGTTCAAGCATATCCAGGTAGCAACTGATGTTAAAACTGCCCCGGTAGCATTTGACAATTCGGTTGCTCTTACTTTAGGCAACTTATTATTAACAAGAATCGACGAGAAGGTCACTGACGCAGTAGCAACCGCAAACGCAACAACAGTCTCTATAGTTGGAGCAATCGCGGCAGACACATATAATATATCAGGCGCCTATAATCACGTTTACATCGACGATGCAGTAACAGGCGATTGGCTAGACGGACAAGTATTAGAAGTTACAAGTTATGATTCGGCTAATACAACTATTGTTACCGCACTTCCTGCTATATCTACAAGTTTAGTTAAATCTGTAACCAGTTATTCCATTGATGGTTCGAATCTAAATGTAGTAGTAAGTAGCACAGATGATATCGAAATAGGTGATGATTTATACTTTATCGAATCTCCAGACGATTCAAATCTAAATAGTAAATCAGGCACAGTGTCCGCAGTGGATACAGGAGTATCACAAACTATAACAGTTTCTGCACTAGGCACTGATGCTAATGCTAACGTAGATACTGCTAACTTGTCTTTTGTAACATATAAAGGAGGGTCAAGTACTGAAGTAGTTCTTACTGCTCTTAATCACGGGTTATCCGACGGAGCCAACGCAATTACTACAACTAATGCTACGGTATCTTCCGGCACAGTAAATGCAACAACTACTGGCAATGTGAACACATTTATTTTAACCACAGTTGGCGCAATAACAGGCGAAGACCTTGCACTTACATTTACACCAGTTGTATCATCCGGCAACGTAAGCATAACAAGAACTTTCGCCGCAGATTTAACAAGTGCTAACACTGCTGAAGCGGCTATTAGCGCAGTTAGTTCATACGACGAATGGCCAAAACTAAGTACAATACCCGGCTCCACAGAATCCGCATACAAAGTTTATGTCACCCACGGCGAAGCAAATGCAAAAACACCCTTTGACTTTATGATGCATAATGACAGGATAGACACACTAACTACACTAGGCTTAGAAGCAAACACGTATAGCAGATCAGATTCTACAGTTAAAGCAGATTTAGAAAACTGGATTAATACATTAGTTTCTAGTACAGCCGTGAATCTATTTAAGGAAGTATACGTAAATACTGAATTCAATTCAACCGGACATTTTACTACATGGGATTTAAAAGTTAACTCAGAAGTTAAGGAGATGGATTTTGAATCGAGAGAAGAAGCTAGAGATTTTTCTGCCATACTTAACAATTTATATTTTGAAGCAGTTAACCCCGATATTAAAGGTTTATTAAATATCAAATCTAACATAGAATTCCTAACCTTAGAAGGACTTGGTGCCGCGACTACCGTTACAAGCTACGATGCTCCGGAAGCTGTAACACTGACAGCAGGACTAAATGTTATACCTGAATTGAGCATTTCAGACTTAACGCTTTATGATACTTATATTATAGATTACTCCTTAGCAGATACATTATCGTCTAACGCAAACGTATACCGACGTATAGGCACAGTGTCGTTTACAGCCTCTGCCGAAGCCGAGCAAGTTACACTAATGGACACATACACAGACTTGCAGGCAAATGTTACAGGTAACGTAGAATTTACAGCGAATGTTTCCGGAACAGCACTGACATTTAGCGCGAACACAACTATATCTCCAACTACAGATATAGCTATGAAATATACAGTGAGACGCTGGTTAGCTGAATAATATGTTTTTACCGACCCAAAGTTCCGACGATAGATTATCTATGTGGCGGGCAATTAGACAACGGGAGCATGAAAGCATAGATGACCTTCTTGCAGAATTCAAAGATCTTGCGCCAGAACAGCGTTACATTGATTTTTACACTCCATCTAGTTGGCCAAGTGTTTTTGAAATTGTTAGCGAAGGCATGTTCTGCCAAAGTGGCATTACTTTAGTAATAGCCGCAACATTAGCCGAGGCAGGTTTCATATCTACCGGCAACTTGCGCTTTCCGGTGATAAGTAATCATATAAACGGAAATACCGGATTGGTACTCGAACACCAAAATAAAGTATTCAACTTTACACCGGGCAAGATTATAACCTTAGAAGAAATGAAAGAAAATGGTACGGTTTACGACACGCATGTTGTACCGTATAGCAATATTTTACGTTGACATTTATACTGTTTTATTATATAATAGCAGTCTGCTAAATATTTTTACAGTTTATTAATAATAACAATAATAAGGACACACATGCAAGTAAGAAAGAGATCCGGTGTTTTAGAAGACATCGACATAGACAAATTACACAAAGTAGTACAGTATGCTTGCGAGGGCATAACAGGAGTAAGCCCAAGCGAAGTTGAAATCCACAGCCAAATTCAAATGTATAACGGTATCAACTCAATTGATATCCAAGAAACATTAATCAAATCCGCGGCCGATTTAATCACAGAAGAAACACCCAACTACCAATTCGTAGCCGGGCGCCTAATCAATTATCATCTACGTAAAGGTGTATACGGACAGTTTACTCCTCCACATTTAAACAATATTATACACGATAATGTTAATCGCGGGTTTTATGATAGTGGTGTTTTAGCAAAGTATTCTGTTGAAGAAGTTAATATGTTAAATGACTATATTGACCACGAACGCGACGAAGTGCTAACTTATGCCGCAATGGAGCAGTTTAGAGGAAAGTACCTAGTACAGAATAGATCAACAAAAGAAATATTTGAAACACCTCAAGTGGCATATATGCTTATTGCTATGACATTGTTTAGTGATTATGTACCTAACGAAGTAAGACTAAAATACGTTAAAGATTATTATGATGCAATTAGTACCTTCGAAATAAGTTTGCCTACTCCGGTTATGGCAGGTGTACGCACACCACAAAGACAATTTAGTAGTTGTGTTCTCATTGAAATAGATGACGATTTAGATAGCATTAACGCAGGCGCGGCATCTATTGTTAAATACGTAAGTCAAAAAGCAGGCATTGGTATTGGAGCAGGGCGTATCCGCGCAATTGATTCACCTATACGTAGCGGGGATGCAACACATACTGGCGTTATACCGTTCTATAAGCATTTCCAAAGTGCAGTTAAAAGCTGTTCGCAAGGTGGTGTACGTGGCGGTGCGGCAACACTTTACTATCCTATATGGCATTTAGAAGTCGAAGACATGCTAGTGCTTAAAAACAACAAAGGCACAGAAGATAATCGCGTAAGGCACATGGACTATGGTGTGCAGTTTAACAAACTTATGTGGGAAAGACTATTAAAAGGCGAACATATTACATTATTCTCACCCCATGATGTTCCGGAAATGTACGAAGCATTCTTTAACGACCAAGACAAATTCAAAGAGCTGTACGAAACAGCTGAACGTAACACACGACTACGTAAAAAAGTATTAAAAGCATCTGACCTATTAAACGTATTTGAAACAGAACGAAAAGACACAGGTCGCATCTATTTAATGAATGTGGATCACGCTAATACACACAGTTCGTTTATAGAAGAAATTGCGCCAGTTAGAATGAGCAATTTGTGTACCGAAGTGAATCTGCCAACAAAACCGTTATATGATGTGAACGATCCTAACGGAGAAATTGCCCTATGTACGTTAAGTGCTGTAAACTGGGGCATAATGAAAACTAAAGAACATATGGAACGAGTATGTGACTTAGCAGTCCGTGGACTTGACGCATTATTAGACTACCAAAAGTATCCAGTACTAGCGGCAGAACTAGCCACAATGAAAAGACGTCCTCTAGGCATTGGTATAATTAATTTTGCTTACTGGTTAGCTAAAAACGACAGCACGTACCAAGATCCTAATTTAGAATTAGTAGACGAATGGGCAGAAGCCTGGAGTTATTATTTAATTAAAGCAAGTGCAGACTTAGCGGTTGAAAAGGGTGCTTGTTCATGCAACAACGAAACAAAATATGGTTTAGGTATTACGCCTAATCAAACGTACAAGAAAGATGTCGACGAACTTGTCCCACATAAAGAACGCATGGACTGGGATAGCTTACGCGCACAGTTAAAAGAAACTGGCATACGTAACAGTACATTAATGGCACTAATGCCAGCAGAAACTAGCGCACAAATTAGTAACAGCACAAACGGCATCGAGCCGCCACGTAGCTTTATTAGTGTTAAGCAAAGTAAAGACGGTGTGCTAAAACAAGTAGTACCGGGTTATCCTAGACTTAAAAATAAATATGATTTACTGTGGGATCAAAAGTCTCCAGAGGGTTACTTAAAGATTTGTGCAGTATTGCAGAAATATATTGACCAAGGTATTAGCGTTAACACAAGTTACAATCCTGAGCATTACGAAGACGAAAAGATTCCTATGAGCGTATTGTTAAAAGACTTGCTTATGTTTTATAAGTACGGAGGCAAACAGCTTTACTACAATAATACATTTGATGGCCAAGGCGAGATTAATACAGACGACATACCCGAACTTGCTCGAGGCGACTTAGACGAAGAAGAATGCGAAGGTTGTACGATCTAATGCCAGTATACAATACTTCAAAATCAAATTATTTAAAAGAAAAAATCTTCCTAGGTAGTCCTTTAGGAATGCAACGTTACGATGTTGTTAAGTACAAACAATTCGAAAAGCTAACGGAAAAGCAGTTAGGATTCTTTTGGCAACCTCAAGAAGTTGATTTGTCTAGAGATTCAAAAGACTTTAAAGCGTCTTCGCCTCACGAACAGCATATTTTTACTAGCAATCTAAAACGCCAAATACTATTAGACAGTGTACAGGGCCGCAGTCCTAATCTAGCATTTCTTCCTATTGTTAGTTTACCGGAAGTTGAGACTTGGATTGAGACTTGGGCGTTTAGTGAAACTATACATAGTAGAAGTTATACACATATTATTCGTAATACATTCCCAGACCCAAGTAAAGTGTTTGAAGAAATGGCTGATATTAAAGAGATTGTGGACTGCGCAGATAGCATTACAGAATCCTATGATAGCTTAATTGATTACAATCACTTAATGGTAAGAGGAAGCAAGAAGTATGACCAATACGAACACAAAAGACGTATTTGGAAATGCTTAATGAGTGTAAACATTTTAGAAGGTGTTCGCTTTTATGTTAGTTTCGCATGTAGCTGGGCGTTCGCTGAACTAAAAAGAATGGAAGGCAATGCTAAAATTATTAAACTTATTGCGCGTGACGAGAATGTCCACTTAGCAAGCACACAGCATTTACTAAAATTATTACAACAAGAAGATACCGACTTTGCAAAGATTGCGAAGGAGATGCGAGAAGAATCTACACAGATGTTTATTGATGCAGTAGATCAGGAAAAGATATGGGCACAATACTTGTTTAAAGACGGTAGTATTATTGGTCTAAATGCAGAGCTATTAACGCAGTACATAGAATGGATTGCGTCAAAACGCATGACCAATCTGGGGCTGGATAGGGTGTACTCAGTTAGCGCATCGAATCCGCTTCCTTGGACACAAAAATGGATAGGCGGCGGCGAAGTACAAGTTGCGCCACAAGAGACAGAAATTTCCTCCTACATTATAGGCGGAACAAAACAAGATGTCGATGAAGACACATTTAAAGGCTTAAGCCTTTAAGGAGACACATACATGTACAATTTAGATGAATTATTAGGTGAAGTAGTAACCATTAAGTTTAACAACGGTATAGAAATAGTTGCTTTACTTGGTCACATAAACGAAGACGACAACATAGTTACTTTAGCTAATCCTAGAGTAGTAGTAATCAACGGAGATCAAGGCCTAGCATTGATTCCTTATGCATTCACTGCCGATACCTCGAGTGTGTTTGTGCCTATGACTAGCATACAGGCCATGTTAAAAACTGTAAACGAAAGCGTAGAAGACTATAACGACGTGGTAGCAGGCAAAGCACCTAAAGAACGTAAAGGATAAATAATATTATGCCAGGAATAGCAAGAATAATATCGGACTCAGCACAAGGTGCAATATCCGGACCGGGATCGTCTACAGTTAAGGTTGACGGCATGCCGGTTTCTCTTTTACAAGATGAAGTATTTGGTCACGGCAAGGCACCACATAGTGCGCCTACGTTAACAAGTAATGGTGCGCAGAATATTCTCATAGATGGACAGATTCCGGCGAAGCAAGGCACAGTTGCTTCCTGTGGAGACGTAGTATCACCCGGTTCCAGTACAGTTAAAGTAAGTTGATATTTTAGCGAAATACGTTTTATTGATAAATACATGTAACAATTATAGGTAAGGAACAATAATGTCAAATAAAACACCGTATGAAATCAGACTTGAACTTTTACAAGAAGCCCGATTGATACTACAAGCCAAGGCAGGCAAACCTGAATTTATGCCGACTACAGAAGAAGTAGTTAAAGAAGCCGAGAAACTAAATCAATTTATTAGTAATAAACCACCACGCGACGCAAGATAAGCCACTTTATCTTGCGTTAACGCCCTTCCTGAAGTAAATAAACGTAACAAGCAAATATTGTGCTATAGCACTTACGACTTATTACACACAGGAAATAAAATGGCTAAGAAGAAACCTACACCTAAGAAACCTACACCTAAGAAACCTACATCCAAAAAACCTACATCTGCGGAGGCTACTCGTGACGATACTATGTATCGTTTACTAGACCAAAAGATAGAAATACCGTTAGGTATGCTTCGCAATAAACATATCTTTATTGCTACTCCATGTTACGGTGGCCAAATTGGCGAACCGTACTTTAGAAGTATGATGAGGCTAGCAATTCTATGTAACAAATACGATATACAATACACAGTTAGCACTCTTGCTAACGAAAGTTTAATCACTAGGGGACGTAACACACTTGTAAGCTTCTTTATGGAAAATAAGGCTGCTACTCATTTGTTCTTTATTGACGCTGACGTCGAATTCAACCCAGAAGATGTGCTACGTATGGTAGCGTACGACAAGCCTGTTATTTGCGGTGCTTATCCTAAGAAGGCAGTTAACTGGGATAGCATTATTAACGCGGCACGTAGAGATCCAGATGAAAATGCCGGAACAATTGAAGGTCATAGTTCGAACTATGTTGTAAACTTTGAGTTTGTAACAGACGCGGAAGGCAACAAGAAGCCACAAGTGCAGATTGTTGATAACTTAGTTAAACTAAAAGATGCTGGCACAGGTTTTATGTGTATTAAGAAGGAAGTTATGCAGAAATTATTTGATGCGCATCCGGAACAAAAATACGTAAACGACATTAATGTTGATCAAAAGTTTGAACCATTTATGTATTCAATATTTGATGGTATTATTGACCCGGACAGCAGACGTTACTTGTCAGAGGACTACACATTTTGCCGTAGATGGCAGAAATTAGGCGGCGATATTTGGCTAGACCCACGCACAGCACTTAACCACGTTGGTCATTATACGTTTAGAGGCAACATACGTAAACTATTTACCGGAGAAAATAGGAAGCCTGCCGCGGCTCCTGTTGCGCCTCTTCAGGCAGACGATGCAATTGCGGCAATACCCGCGGCATTTAGTGCTACGGCAGCAAAACCTAAAGACTAACAGAAATGTTAGTCAAACAAAAAGGCGCTTAACGCGCCTTTTTTTAATCTCTATTACTTATCCTTAAACACATCTTCTACCGTCCTAGGCGAAACATTTAAAAATGCAGAGCGTCTTCCTACCGACCCTTTAATAAATGTATTAAACGCAATAGTGTATCGTGTCTCAGAATACAAATTAGGAGCAGTGTCGTGAACAACGTTACTAGGAAAGAAAATTACTTTTCCGACTTCTGGCACAACCTCAGATTTTATAGTTTCAGATTTTACAGGTAATCGTAGTCCGGGGTCAGTCCAATTATAAGGATTGTTACCTATAAATCTAGTGGTACACTTTGGATGGTCAGTTAAGTAAACAATGCCGCTTATTACACTATTAGGATGAATATGCGGTCTCTGATTTTGGTATTTAGTAGTCTCATTAGCCCAGCATTCGGTGATTTCTAGTTTAACAGAGTCGTGCTGGAACTGTGACCGACATATTTCGTCTAAATACTGGTTAAGTTGATTAAAAAGTTCTTCGTTATAAAAGCTAAAATTTAAATCCGGGTCATCTGCCGAATACATTGAATTAAAGATGTTATGTGTCTGGTGATAATTTTTTATATCATTCAATAATGTGTTTACGAGTGCATCGTTATTTAATGCGAACTCGTAAATGTATGGACTAAGTATGTCTACTTTTTTCATATTATAAACCTTATGGTATCTTTGTATGGTATGTGTTTGTATATTCGATATCGAAACAATATATCAAATGTTCTGTTGCTGTCTTCCTTACAAAATCGTAACTTATCTGCAGGGGTTACTTGATCCGATGCAGCCTCGTCGTAATAATCTTTAATTTGCTCGAAACCTGAAAATTTGCGCTCTTGGGGGAATAGATTAATTCCTAGGTCTTGTATGCACTTTACCTTTGACGCGTATGCCTTTCGCCGCCTATAACTATGTCTCGGCTCAACGCTAAGATCCTTATGAGAATTATATGGCGCATTATTATAATAGGTAGCTAGTGCAAGAGTTAGTTCTGGAGTATCGGAAAAAAAGAATGGTACGAAATTTCTTTTTGTCTGTTGTTGATATCTCCATAATCCTGCGATCGTATAATTAATTTGATATAATCTGCCACTGCGGTTTCTTCGTGGGTGTGTGAATATTCTGTCGCAATCCCCACTAAATATAACTGTTCCGTCATTAAGTAATTCTGACATTGCCATGTATGTGCAGATTTGTGGACTGCTACAATAGTACGTTGTGGCGTAATCGGATAATGAAGTAGCAACAAAGTCTATTACATCAAAATTAACAAACTTTACATCTAACTGGTGATGATCTATGACTTTGTTTAATGAAGTTAGTTCGTGAGAATTAAATATCTCGTTTTCGTGAGTATATTTAACAAACACAGGAGTAAAAGGCTTACCGGATTTAACCCAGTACCAGAGCATACTTTGACTATCAATCCCACCGCTTATCATTAAGTAATAAGGCCCTGGGTATTTTTTGGTGATCTTTTCTATCGTAAGCAAAGCGGCAGGTTCCACCTCCATGCTTACGGTCTCTTTCAACGGTGAAAAGTCAACAAAGAAATTAAGTTTTTTGTCAAACGTACTAGAGAGGTCTTCGCCCCAACCGTGTCGTAGCCAGTCCATAACTCTATTTACCTGTAAAATACGAGTCGGTGTATGTGAACTGGTCTATAACTGGAGGCTCGCCGTCCCAGATATACTTAGTATTGTATGGTTGTTGTATTTCAAAATCTTCCATGCAATACAAGTCCCCGGGATACTTCTTATAAAATTGCGCCATCTTTTCGTAATTAAATTTGAGAACCTTAACACAATAGTCTACGAACTCTTCGTCTATCGGCTTTAAGTGGACCTCCGCTGGGACCTGATCCCATTCCGGCAAGCCTGTTATTTGCCATGTTTGATTTTGTTTTGCCGCGATATAACTTAATGCTTGTCTTCGGAAGTCTCTACGATAATTATATATAACTAAATCGCATTCGTTTAGTATCTCTTCGATTTTATGGTCGCTATCTACGTGGTTAGCCATTAGTTTTAAAACGCCTTTAGGCATAGATTTAAAATTTCTTAATTTAGTATCGAAATTTACGTATGTAACAAACGGCTTTGTTGGTACCTGGCAGGAATGGTCGAAATACTCGCCTATCCCAGGTAGCGCATTTCTTGTATAAAGTTCGCCAGTTAAAAATGAACTTCCTGTGCGATAATTTGTGAATAGGCAGATTTTTTTATGATTTTTGTATATCACTTAGTTACCATTTTTTAAGTGGACATGATGCGTGTTTTAATCGAGTTTTTGCGGGTAAGTAACATCCGCATTTATTACAAAATCTCAATTTATTTTGGTGCTCACATGAATTACACAATGATAATCTTTGTTGCACTAGATCCTTCTCTGCAACAATTATATTAGATTGCACTGAAGGTTCTTTTCGTGATTTTAATTTATCTAAAAAAGAGCTCATACGTAATTATCCGGTACACTTACATCCTTCTGTTTTATTAATGTAAGTACAGAACGTTCCTGGCGCACACCCGGTACCGTTACATGACGGTTCAGATGCAGAGCAAACTACACCTAATGAGATAGGCAAAACAGGATCGTCTTCTGGTATAATATCTTCAGCATTCTGCCATGTTATATCATGACGAAGTACAATGAATGTGAGAATCAGCGTACCGATTGACCCATCTCTCTGTTCTAATGTAAGCTCGATCGGTCCAACTTCTTTATAATATTCGTCATCTGGCACATAATCTGTAGGAGGATTAAGATATAGTGTCCCAGCGGAAGTAATTTCTGCCCAAGATGGCAAGCTGTCTTCAGAAACTATACGTGCAGTATGGAACTTTTGTACAACCGAATGCACAGTTTCTCTACCGGACCAGCCATATATTAAACTGTATTCAGGAATTGCCATGAAACCAGAGTTATAACTAATTGACCTATTAACTGATGATGCATATTTAGGATCAGACAAATCGATCATATTTAGTTTACCTAACACATATCCAAAGTAGGGCGTAAAAGCATCTCCTTCGGTTTGCTTCACTACACTGTTTGACTCTGCTATAAAAGCTCGACGCGCACTATAATTTATAAGTACTGGTGCCACTTCCATTGGACCTTGTTCGTTGTTATATCTAGCCATATTATATGCAAACGCGCCAGAAGCTAATGCAGCCGCAATAGATGTTCCGCCAGTGAAGCCATATGTCCCTTGTAGTCCAGCCGCCCATATTTGTTCTCCCGGCGCCCAGCCATCAAGTGATCCTGTATTAGTTTCTCCACTAGTATTCGAAATAATAGAAGTACCTGTATAGTTTGAGAAGTCAGAGGGTTCTAACATTTGGTTAAATGATCCGATAGTTAATACATTTGGAATCGATGCAGGTGTTACATGACCAATCGGCAATCCAGAGTTTCCTGCAGAAACAATTACAAATAAACCTAAATCAAGTAGTTGGTTAATTTTACTATTAACATAATCGTTCTTAGGAATCGACCAGCTTAAGTTTAGGACTGATGGACCTCGTTGACCGTTCATGTAATGAGTAGCAACTGCATCGAATCCTGCTAGTAAGTCGCTTAGACGGGTGTCAACGCCGGGCTCGAATATCTTACAGATTCCTAATTTGGTATTAGTAAGACCGCATGTTTTACCTGCAATTACACTAGCTATAGCCGTACCGTGACCTCTTTTGTCGCCGTATTCGTCTGTAATGCTGTATATGTTTTCTATCTGGGCATCGGCAAATTCTGGATGGGAAGCTTCTATTCCGCTGTCCAGTATGTACACTGTGCTATTAAACCCTCGAACAACATGATCGTGCTCTTCTTCGTCGAAATCAACAACGTTTACAGAAGCCACTTTCCACCAGTTCTTCTCGTCCTCGATTGCAAAAGAAGTAGTAAGGTTGCTATCGTCTAGTGTAATATCAATACCCAGTAACTGCATAATGCTATCGTCGTCGAGCGTAATTTGTTCTATTAATTTATTCGGTGTAGGTTCTTGTGTGCATTCACACAGAAATACATTACCAAATCCGCTATATTGCGTAATAATTGTAATGTTAGCATCTGCGCAGTAAGTGTCGATTTCGTCCCTAGATAGCGAATCAACGAAGTCTAAAATATATCTCATTATGGTTTCCTAAAGTTAACTGTTATTATAACTAATATTTATCCTTATTGCATAAATGCCTAGCAAATTCTTGCCTATTTTTGTAAGAATGTTACCTTATAATTTATAAATATTTGTATCAAGCATTAACACACAGGACACATCATGACATCGAATAAAAAAATATCAATCATACTTCCTACTAGAGGAAGAACTACTATGCTTAAGGATAGCCTAGAAAGTTTAATCAAAACATGCAAGTCGCCTAAAGACGTCGAGCTGTTACTTGGCGTAGACGAAGATGATACAGAAGTAACGGGTTACATTAAAGAAGAAGTTGCGCCAATGCTACAAGAAGCAGGCATCGAAGCAAAGGCTAGTGTTTTCAAACCATTAGGCTATGAAAATTTACATACTTATGTTAATACATTAGCGAGCGGTGCTACAGGAGAATGGATATTCTTTTGGAACGACGACGGCATTATGTTAACAGACGGGTGGGATGAGGTTATTGATAGCTATTCAGGCCAGTTTAAATTACTTGCGCCTAAGGACAACCACAACGGTCACCCTTACGCAATCTTCCCAATTGTACCTAAGGATTGGTTTGTCCTTATGGGACACTTAAGTCAAAACGCGCAGAACGATGCTTGGCTAAGTCACATTGCTTACATGCTAGACATATTCGAAAGAATTGATGTTGAGTTTTTACATGACCGCGCTGACATAACTGGTAACAACGATGATGAAACATTTAAGAATCGTAAGCACATGGAAGGCAACCCAGAAGATCCAAACGACTTCGGGCATACTGATATGCAAAGCGCACGAGTAGCAACAGCACACAAAATTGCTTGGTTCCTAGAAAAGACAGGCCAAGCAGATTTGACTTGGTGGAACAATGTTAAAGAAGGCAAGCAAAATCCATTCGAGAAGATGGTGTGGGATAAAGGTGTTAAAGGAGCCGGGCAATTGGCGGCAACTGCGAAAGACGAACTCCCAGACGATACTGTGATAAGTTTATAACTTCATCTCCGAGGTTAGAGCCCTGTAAAGCATTGTTTTACGGGGCTTTTTTTATGCTTGACTAAATTGTAAACAGCTATATAATATGTATAACTTAATCGAATAGGTAATTTATGACTACAAACGCAATGATAGATATTGAAACACTAGACACTTCACCCTCGAGCGTAGTTTTGAGCGTGGGTGGTGTAAAATTTAACCCGTTTTCTACTGAGGAACCGTGGGATAAAGTTCACTGGCGTTTGGATATAGAAACACAGTTGGGAATGGGAAGGACTACAAGTGAGTCCACATTAGAATGGTGGTCTAAGCAAGACCAAGCTATTCAAGACGATGCGTTTAGCGAAGATAATCGAGTTGACCTGCACGAATTTATTAAAGACTTAAACAAGTGGGTAACTGGCGCAGACGAAATTTGGTGCCAAGGTCCGCAATTTGATATGGTAATTCTAGAGGACTTGTTTAAACAATTAGACCACCATAAAAATTGGCAGTTTTGGCAGATACGCGATAGCAGAACTTTGTTTAAAATGCTTCCGGAAGATCCGAGAAAAGATGTGCAAGAGGACGCGCATAATGCTATGGCAGATGCGTACTGGCAGGCTAAGTGCGTACAGCAAGCATATAAACATTTTGGTGTTCAAAAACGATAATGGCTGGGTGGTGGAATTGGGTAGACACAAGGACATATAAAAGTTAGCGTTTATTGATAAATAACATAAAGGAGACTTTTATGTTTATAAACGCTAAAGAATATATTGTTAGTAAAACGAAAGAAGAACGGCAGGCTCATCTAAAATTAGACGAAGAATGCTGGGAAAGAGGAGGCAACAGTACAAATCATCGAGGCGTATTGGCGCAGTTTTTAGGAACAACAATACCAGGTGGTCCGGGAAGAGTTATACTAGCACATGCTTGTAATAACGAAAAATGTTCAAATCCGGAACATTTATATTGGGGTTCAGATAAAGAGAATATTGTAGAAGACAACCCCGACTGGAAGTCGCCGTGGGATAGATCCGTAGAAAAATATGGATATAAAGAAGCATGTAGACGAAACGCGAGAGGAGATAAGTCACTTGGCGGTAAAGCAAACAAAGGTAAGCCTAAAAGCGAAGAACATAAACGTAAGATAGCAGAAAGTATACGTAAAAGGAATAAAGAAAGATTAATGCGAGAGTGATGAAATTGGTAAACATAAGGCGCTTAAAACGCCTGGGCTTCGGCCTTGCGGGTTCAAGTCCCGCCTCTCGTACCATTTTTCAGCGCCAGTTCAAGTCTGGCACCGGGTACCATTTTTAATAACGATAGTAGAAAAGATATGACTGATTATAAATTTGAAATAATGCCATGTAACTGGTACAAGAGACGCGAAGTTAATCCAGCAGAGATTAAGGTTATCGAGTCTTTTAATGTTATAGGATTTGAGAAGATTGATAATTCTTATTGTCAGGTTCAAATTTGTTACGATGACAATACCGCAGTTACAGTAGAAGCGCGTGTATCTGAGAGTAAGGTATTCGGGCTCCCTGTTAGCACACAATTTAGAAAGTCTGCCCCGTTGCCGGTTATTAAGAGCAACTGGTCTATCAACGGGATAAATACAAAAGGCGACTTCATATTATTAAAGGTAAAAGATAATGACTAAGTTTACAATTCCAGCAGGAAAAATAAAACAATACGATCCGTACAGCAAATACACAAGTTCTGCTGATGTAACTACTAATATTTTAGTAGAAGATTGGAAATGCGAGCTAGTGGAACCTAAGAACAGAGCACTCCACACAGCCGCAACAATTAATCCATTCGGTAACAATATTGATTGGGAAGAACGCGAAAAGGAAATGATTGAACTGATGCATAAACGACACGGCATTGGCCTTGCCGCACCCCAAGTTGGAAGTAGCTATAACATGTTTGTGATGGCGCATAGTCATTTAGGCGATATAGGTGTTTACAAGCCTGAAATATTAGAATCGTCAACAGAAACTGAAATGTGGGAAGAGGGTTGTTTAAGTTTTCCTATGCTGTATCTTCCAATTAGACGTCCAGAGAAAGTAAAAGTACGATACTTTAAAAACGACGGTAAAACACAAGTTGAAGTTTGGATGGACGACAGAGACGCACGATGTTTCCAGCACGAATTTGATCACTTACAAGGCAGACTTTTTATTGACGAAGTAAGTGACCTCAAGTTACAGCGAGCATTTAAGAAAAGAGAAAAAATCTTTAAGCAGTTAGACGCCCTTGCTGACAATGGCACTAAATAACTACCCGTTCTGGGTTAACAATTTCGATCGCGTAAAAAATTATAAAGACGAATATCCTTTAGTAACAAAGATATTTGACCATCCTGTTAGCTTTTGGTACGGCGACAAAGGCAAAAAATACACCTCCCATATAGACAAAGGAATACAACGGTTATTAAATCGTGCGTATCCTTGCCTTCCTGTATTTGTAATTTACAATATGCCTAACCGAGACATGGGACAGCATAGTAAAGGCGGAGCAAAAACAAGAGAAAAGTATCTAGAATTTATTGATACGTTTTGTAACGGAATAGGTAATGCTAGTCCTATAGTTATTTACGAACCAGATAGTTTGCCTCACGCTGAAGCAATGGATAATAGCGAACGACTTTGGCGAGCAGAACTAATGAAAAAATCGCTAGAAATAATAACGAGTAGAACTAACGCATTAGTGTATATCGACATAGGCCATAGCAACTGGCTAGATGCTAAAATAGCGGCACACATGATATCGTCAGTTACAAACGATAAAGTGAGAGGCTTTAGCGTTAACGTAAGTAACTTTAGAACAACAGAAGAAAGTATGAACTGGGCATTGCAGATATGTGAAACTAGAACAGATGATTATTTTGTAATAGACACTAGCCGCAACGGTAACGGGCCGTTCGGTAATTACTGGTGTAACCCACCGGGCAGAGCATTGGGCGAATCGCCTACAATAGACACCGGCGAAGAGAAATGTGATGCTTTTTTGTGGGTTAAGATACCCGGCGAAAGCGATGGCAAATGTAACGGCGGACCTAGGGCTGGAAGATTTTGGCCAGAGTACGCAGAAAATCTAATTAGAAATTCCGATAAATAGTAGTATGAGAATACAAGACATTATTTTAGAAGGCGGGTGGGCAAGCGCAAAAACCCAAGACACTGTTATAACGCCTGCTACCATTGTAGAAGCAGTAAAAATACTCGAGGGCTTTGAAAAAGAGTTTAACAGTTATCTCTCTGTTCGCGGTATCCCTCCTATTAGAATCGGAAAACCGGTGGGCAGTGGCACGTATTATAAAAGAGATTTAAAGCAACAGCCAGATAAAGAATACGGCGATATAGATGTACAATTCATTGTTCCGCGACAAGACGATATGCCTGAATCGAAAAATGAATCAATGTACGTAGAAGAAGTAAAGAGTTTTGTAAGTTCGAATGCTAAGTACGAAACAACAAACGGAGTTAATGTTGTATTTGAGATTGGAGACAATCGCTATATACAAGTTGACTTTGTTATTATGTTTGAACACTTAGAAAAATGGTCACATGTATTTGCTCCAGAATGGAATTACAAAGGTGTATTATCATCTACATTGTTTAGCGCATTAGCCGCAGTGCTTAACTTAAGCATAAGCAATAGAGGAATACAGGTTAAAACAATTGACGGCGAGATTGTGAAATTCTCGCTACGCAAAGGCACAGAATTACAAACAGTTACAACAAGCAAAGAAAACTGGGCTATGGATTTAGCTAAATTCTTAGGTGCTACTCAAGCATCTAAAAGACTACAACAGTATCCAGGTTTGCAAGGAGAAGTAAAAATTGCAAACATCATCCAATCAATAAAAGGCGTACTAGAAAGTACAGGCAAAGAAGATTTAGTAGATGAAGTAAAACAAATGTATCTAGATAAAGTAGATGCAGTTATTAATTCTAGTAAATTTGATAAAGCTGAATCGCCAAAGGCAAAAGCAAAAGCACAGCAAACAAAAGAAATGCTACACAGCAAGTCTCGTGCTATCGCTGATTTGTTTTAAACACCGCTAGGGCTAATATCGTCGTTTTCTATTTCGGGGCTTACTCGGACTTCATTGTCTAATTCAGGCGCATGTAATTCACTTTCTAAGTAGTGTTTTGCATCGCTAATATAGCCGGATGTCTTAGTAATTTTTGCCTGCCACCAATGAGGTAGGTCGGCGTCGGATGGTAGGGTCTTAAGTAATTTATGTAACTCTACAGCGTACTTACCAATCTTATATAATTCTTTAGCAAGCATATCACGTTCGTCGTCTTCGTGGCCTACTATTGTTTTAGTAGTTTCTTCGTCTTCGTTAACAATGCCTGCTAAATGTTGTAGTCGTTGTATTTCGTTCATAATTACTCGATTATATTTACTGGTATCGGACTTTTCTTTATTGTAGGAAATTTAAATTCTTCTTCTACGTGGTGGAATCGTCTGTTCTTCTCGGGATTAGAAATTCCTACACCCATTAACAACATAGGTTCGCCTTCTAAGTCTAGTATCTCTTGTATTTTAGCACCATTAAAACATTGGCAACATCCAGTTGAATACCCCATGTAAGAACCAATAAAGTTTAAGTAACCAGCGGCAATGCCTAAAGCAACTTGCTGATCTCTTTTAGTTACTTCTTCTGCATCAAAGTCTGCAAGTACGTGAGTTTTAACTGGATCTGGAATGTAGCTTTCAAACACAAACAGTGAATTAGCTAATACTTGAGGATTTGTTTTTGAATGTACTTTTTTGTTATATTTGTCGGGAGGATTAATACCAAAGCCTACAGTATTTTCGTGAATCTTTTCTATAATATCTCTATTAGTAATACAATGTATTTTATAAAATGCTTTGTTCTGCTTACTTGGACACTGGGTAACAGACTCTAACATAAGTTCTAAATCCTCTTGAGGAATCTCTTTAGTTAAGTCCCAGTTACGCTGGCAGTGTTGGCTTCTGTGTATTGCTTTTTTAATGTCTTTATGTATATCAGTCATACTTATCTCTATTCGCCACGTTGTCGAGCATTACTCATGTCTTGATCTATTTCAGCACGAGTATCACGCCAATCCTCGTCATCTTTATCGTAAGGGTCGAATGCTTCGTTCCTAGCAGACAACCATTCTTCAAATGTTTCTAGGTCCCAACGACCGTTTTTAATCATGCTAAACGCCATCTCGTTATCGACCTCAGCCATATGCGGCATATCCATTTCTTCTAGGCTTTCTGTAGCTGTAGTTAGTGCAGATGCTAGCTCTTGTTTTTGCGCAGGTGTTAAATCTGCTTCGATATTAACATGTCGGCCTTCAATGAATAATCTACCTTTATAATCAATACCTACTCTTTTGTTTCCAGCTTGCATTTCAAATTTATGTGCAAATCTATTAGGACTTTCATCTTCGCCTTCGGGACGGACAAATTCACCTTCTTCGATACTAGCTAGCGATTCTAATAATTTTCTAAATTCTTCGTTAGTCATCGTATCCATCGGTATCCCACGCATCTTGCTGACGTTGGTCATCTATAGCATCTTTTAATTCTTCTAGTGTCTCCATGGTCGAGTCTCTGAGACTAGAATCAGGATTTTCATTTATCCTAAAAGCCAGTTCTTGTAAAAGATCTTCTACTGATTTACTTTCGCTTTCTTTTACTTTATTTTTAGGAGTACACGTATCGCAAGAAACTCTTGGGTTGTCCTTACAATCTGGACAAGGAACATAAGCATTAACCCGTCTCTCATCGTCATAATCTGATTCTTCAATAGCTTCGAGTGTTTCCATTAACTTTCTAAATTCGTTCATATTAAATACCTGCCAGGTGTTTAAGTTGTGCCATTGCCGCTTCGAAAGCATTTTCAGCAGTTTGTTGAGATTTTCGTTTTGCTAATGCGGCTTTGTGCCTTTTCTGCATTTCAGCACGTTCCGTTCCGTCCCTGCCGTACATTTCATTTTCCCAATCATCGTCGTCCCAGGAAAGCATCTCTTCATCGTCTACTGATTCACCTTGAATTGATCTCATAGTGTGACCGACTTCTAAATCTGTTTCGTAATCATCGTCATATTCATCGTCGCCGTGCGGTGGTTGATAATTGTCTATGTTGCCGATATCAATTTCCATTTCGTTACCGTCTTGGTCACTGCCATACCAAGCACCATCTTCGTATGCGTCTAATATATACGGAATGCCTTGGTATATTACTTGGCCACCTACTTTAAATTTACCCATATCACGTTCTTGGCGATCAATGTCTAATTCGCTCATAGCACCTTCATCTACACCGTTCTTTTCATTGTGGTAGTCTTTTACTTGGTCTAATATCTCATTATATACATTATCATAATCATACCCATCAGGTATGTCACCTAAAACAATCGACCCGTCTTGAGCAATCCCATATTCAACCCAAATCTGTTGATTGTCGCCAACGTAAACTTGTACTTGATCACCTGCATTCCAGTCTACGTTCTGGTTATCTGGTGAAACGCGATCTTCGTCGACGCCGTACTCGGCACGTATGTCACTTAAGTCAACGCTATCTTCTAGTTCTCTATCTAAATCTGGCTCTTCTGCGTCAAGTGATGTATCATCTTTACCGGCACGTACAAGTTCCATATTCTTAATAGCATTGCCCATAAGTTTCAACGCAAAAGATTTATCTTCATCACTTATGCTCATTAATGATTTGCCCTGTTCGAATTGATGGACAATATCGCTTAATCTGTCACTTGCGGCAAGACTGTTATCGTCATTACCTAAACGTGCGTTAATTTCACTAAACAGTAAGTAAGGACTGCGAGCAGCAATTCTTAGGAACATAGCTTTCTTTGTTTCAGGATCGTTAATATCAGCATCTAAAGGGAATCGATTAGCGATGCTTCTTTTTCTCTGTTTGCTAGGGATAGGCTTGCCGCCAGGGCCCATCATGTCTTCAGGTTTAATTTTAGTAAAGATAGCGTTAGCAGGATCACTTGCTTGTGCTTTCTCTGGACGTTCTGCGGCATCCTTCCTTGCTTGAGGACTAGGGGATTCATAGTCACCGTCACCTGCGCCTGCGGGAGGAGCAGTACTAGTGCCATCCGGGCCTGCTGGGGCCTTCTGTGATGCTTTCCATTTTCTATACGCATCTCTTTCTTTTGCGTTAGTCGGACGTTCGCCTGCACCAAAGTCTGGCATGTCAGCTTCGGTTAACCCCGCCAGCTTTTGCATTCTTCTAATATCTTCGTTCATTTGTGATCCCTTTATTTTATTATATATTAAATTAAAAACTTGTTCGTTGTATTCACCAAACTGTTTAGTATACACTTCTTTAGCACTTTCTACATCAGGCGCATTTTTAAGCGCATCCCTAAACGCGCTTGCGCTTGCTATTTCGTCCCCTGTTGAAACCGTAGGAGCAAGTGTAATATATCCTCGCACATTCATTGGCTTCGGATCTGTACTATATGTATTTATCTTCTGATGGTACTTTGGTTTCGGTTCTCCCCGTACAGTCATGTCTAATCCAGTCTCTGGATCGACATTTGAGAACGGAAAACGTTGCATATCCTTCTCGCCTACAGCAAATATTAGCTGGGTTTTGTCTGCCGGAAAGTACTGGGCATAATCGTCAGCATTGTATGGCACTCTAACCTGTAATACTTTGTTAGGATCGATGCCTTGTGCTTGGGCTATTAACTGCTTTTCTTGAAAGCTGAATGGACTTTTATCGCCGTCTACTTTATCGCTGGTTGCTATATAAACCTCAGCGTCGGGGAATTGTTGTTGAAGTTGATTATACACTTCGATATGATGCGCTAACATCGGTTGAAATCTTCCTGGATAAACGACTACTTTCTTCATAGTACTATTTATCAAATAAAACTGTTTACTTATTCTTATTTAAAAACGTTTTCAAGGGATGCGGTGCTTCTTCGTATCTTACACCAACGATATGATACCTAGTCTCTGTGCCGTAATTAATTGCGCTATGTAATCCCGATGTATTAATTTCGTATATGTTTCCAGCATCTAAATGATGAAATGAGACATTTGCAGTAACACCGTTAGCGGGCTGTTTGTCATAAAAACAAAAGAACGCTTGATCGTTAGTAATAACAGGTATATGAATTCGTTTGTTAATCTTATTACTAAGTGCGTCTGAATGCACAGTATAAGTCTTGTTAGGAGGTATGCTTAAAATACGCCATCTATAGAAATTGTTGTATGTAGTTATTAGTTCGCTTATATATGTACCGGCAAGGGATTCGTTTAATGTCGAATATGTCTCTTCAGGGAGAGATAGTTCAGTTATACGTCCAACTGAGCAGAACCAATCGTCTTTGCGATAGCGCCCGCTGTCGTCTGTTTCCCTGGTTAGCGAAATTTGTAGAGCATCTTGCAACTGATGCTCAGTTAGAAATGTTTTTAACTCTTTAGTTAGACGCGGAACATCTACTGTTTCATCTAATTTTTTAATTAGGCTGTTTGTCATGATGTTAGTTACAGCAATTAGCTTGAAGCTCTTTAGTACTGGCATGGGCATACATGCCATTGTGTTTTAATAGGTTAGTGTGTACATCGCAAAAACTAGCGTATACGGGCGAATTAGGATCATTAAAGTAGCCCATATCTATAATTGTAGATAACAAGTTAATCGACTCTTCTTCGGTTAGGTCACCTTTCTTTTGTAATCTGGAAAAAATTAGTTGTTCTGTTGCCATCCAATCTTTCCAACCGTCTAGCACTCCTAATTCCGTACTAAACTCCTGCCACAACCGTGTTCCTATGTTGCTGGAAATATTAAAAGAAACCTTTCTTGCATTACGATTAATTATATCTTCACAGCCCGGATAAAATTCTAATAAATGACTACTATATCTATTTAGTGGCATCATTCGTACATTATAATTGTATGATCTAAGTAAAATTGGTAACCACAATGCATGGTCACATTGTGGATTGTTTAAGTGGAATCCGTCACGCAACGCTTCGTTGACAGCGAACTGTTTCCAGCTAGATATTTGATTGGGATTAATTTGGCCTGCATGATGAGAAAGTCCACTATTATATCGTACAGCAGGATCTCTATAAGTTATACCAATAGTTATACCCCGCATTTTAATACCGAATTCTTCTATTATCTCGCCGAACGACGAATACAGTTTTAACTCTTGGTAGTTTCCTGCAATATCAATTAACGTGGAGCCGCCGATTCTATTTGGGATTAAGTAAATAAAATCTCTTTTAGTATTGTATGCAACTAGCATTAGTAATCCGGGTTGTTTTTGTGTTTAACTTTGCCTCTTTTAGCGTCCTTCTTACGGTCACGCATAGTTGCGGCTTTGTTAAATGTGTTCATATTTTTAGCAACTGGATTAAACTTAACAGCCTCAGGTTTGTCTTTGCCTTCGCCAAGTTCAGCTTGTAGCTGTGCTAGTCTTTTACGTATAGCAGTTAACGTGTCTTTGTCTTTAGGTGTATGAGGATCCATCAGTATTTTTTGTAATGCTTTCTTTTTTTCTCTTGTGCTACTGCCCGAGCCGAAAACATCTTCGGTTGGAAATTCTTTATCAAACTCAGCTTTATTTTTTTCAATTTCAGCTTTCTTATCTTTGTACCACTGGCTAGCATCGTCTAGACTGTATCCACTACGCTTTTTAAATTCGTTCGATACTAAGTCTCTCGCACTTTGGCCTTGCTTGCGTTTTGCTTCGTTGAAATCAGTTACATTGCTAAAAAAGTATATGCGGTTTTCTTGAGGAATAAATGCCCCATGCTTTTGCTCCCCGTGAGCATTGTAGCCTATAAATTCGATTTGTGTAATATCTAACGGATATAGCCTAGTTTTGTCTATTCGGAAGCCCCTGCTTTGTGCCCAGCTACCTAATTGTTGTGGTAATGTTTTTAGATCAACTGCTTCGCCTACTAATCTGCCTCGATAAGGATGTGGGCTACTTCCGCCTTTGCTTGGCTTAACTTTTTTAGGTTTCTTTTCTTTTGTTTTTACTTGGTTAGCTTCATCTACTTTACGAATGACATCAACTTGTTGAACATAACTATAGTTTTGCAACTTGCCGACTGACCCGGCACCAGTATCAACTTCGTATTCTACATGACCATCCCTGTCTGGGTCTACTGATATAATAACACCAGACATTCTTTTACTACCGTCTCTCCATTCTATCTTGTCGCCTTTCTTAAACTTAGGACTTTCTCGGCCTTCTTTTGGAAAGTTACTAGCATAGTCTTTGCCCTCTTTATCTTTTTGAGCAAATTTTTGTGCAAATGCTTGGGCTTCTTCTTGACTGGAAAAAGGTTCTCTTGTAATCCTAATCCAAACAGGCTTATCACCTGGCTTCGCATATTTGCCTGATGGAGATTGTAGCTTCTTCACTTCCCATACTGTTCCATAGCCTTCCATCTTAGACGGGAATACTTTAATATCGCCTAGCTTCTCACCTTCTTGTCCAAATTCTTCTTCAACAGCTTTCTTATCGTTGGCTCGTCTATTCTTTTTGCTATCTTGTTTAGCATCAGCCTTACGCCCATAGTAAGCACCTTTACCTTTCTTAGCGCCACTGTGCTCAGTCTTGCCGCCTTGGTTGGCTTCAGTTTTTAATTCATCGTATGTATGTACTCGTGAAGGGTGAAGTTCAATTATTTCCCCTTTCTTAAAACTAGTGCCGGCTGGCTCTAGCAATCTAAATGCTAGTAAGTGAGAATTACCACGTCCTTTGTATCTACCTTTAACTAATGACTTACCGACCACAATGTGGTATATTTTATTAAGACGCAAATTACCAGCTACTTCGCGAGATAATTTATTCTCTCCTGGCGAGCCTTCGTCTACATCTTGGGTTGCTTCGATTTTCAGTTCATCAAAACCACGTCCTGGATAGGCTTTTGCTAACATTGCATTATCTTCTTTTCTTTTTAATCTACGTTTGGCCCTGGCATATCTTGTTGCATCATCACCAGTTCCTTGCTTGCTTGCTTCCTTATCAAATTTCTTTTTAGATAGGTACTTTCCAGTTTTGCTGAATGGGTTAATGGCTTCGTCTACACCAGAACGACCAAAATCATCTTGATCCATAGCAAAGAAATCTTCATCGGAAATATACATATCTGTATCACGGTTGTAATACTTGCCTTCTTTTGGATCGTAATAAACAACAGCGCCATTGCGCATTTTGAATGGGCCTTCTAATCCGGGGATATCCGTGTAACGTTCCCTGTCTATTGGTTCTTGAATTGAGTAGCCTTCAGCTATATCGGTAATTTTCATGTGGTAATCCTATTCTCTCCGTTATATCTTATATTTATCATTGACGAACAATAAATATATTGTATAATGTAACAAATCAGGACTTATACTTCATGTACACACAACTAACTAGGTGTGTGGCTTGCGACAGCTACAATCTGCATCAATTTTTAGACTTAGATAAACAACCGTTAGCAAATAATTACCACGACGGGACAGGCAGCGGTGAAAAATATCCGTTAGCTTTGAATGTTTGCACCGATTGCTGGCATACACAATTGTCCGTAAGCGTAGATCCGTCGATATTATTTGACCATTACTTATACGTAACCGGAACAAACCAAACTATTAAAGATTACTCCGATTGGTTTGCTTCTTACGTTTTAGAAAGAAACCCAGACCTGCCAACAATAAAGGTATTAGACATTGCCTGTAATGATGGCACACAACTAGATTCGTTTACTAAACTATCACCAACTTGCGAAACATATGGTGTTGATCCTGCTAAAAACTTGATTGGATTAGCTGAAGAAAAAGGACACACTGTTTACAACGAATATTGGCCTTTTGATTTAGGACAAAAATTTGAAGTAATTATCGCGCAAAATGTTTGCGCCCACACTCCTTCCTTGTACGACTTTATGGTGGGAATACGCAACCATTTAGCTCTAACCGGTGAAGCATATATTCAAACTAGTCAGTCGCAAATGTACCAAAATAATGAATTTGACACTACGTACCACGAGCATATTAGTTTCTTTAGTGTGAATAGTATGAATAATTTAGCACATCGCGCAGGTCTTACTTTGAAGGATGTGCAGATCACTGATATACATGGCGGTAGTTATTTGTTTACTTTAGGTGTGCAGGGAAGTACAAAAAGTGCGTCAGTGCGTGAAACAATGATAAAGGAAGATAGCGAAGGCAGACATAGTTTAGAGTTTTATCGACACTTTGGTATAAATGCGGACACTATATTAGACGATTTAGAAGACGTAATTTGTGCATATCAATCAAACGGAGTAGCTGTAGTTGGGTATGGTTCAGCCGCAAAGGGAATGACAGTGCTTAACGCAAGAGGTATTAAACTTGATTGGATAGTAGATGACAACCCACTAAAGCAAGGCCTATATACGCCGGGAACAAATATTCCGATTAAAGATAGGAGCAGTTTACATACCGATTTGCCATTAGTTGTTATCCCATTGGCTTGGAATTTCTTTAACGAGATTAAAGATAATGTAGATACAGAAAGGAAGGGCAAGGAAACTACGTATATAAAATATTTTCCAAAGGTAACAGTAACATGAAGAATTTCCTTGTCAGAAGCTTATGTAAAATAAAATCACCAATGTGGTTCGCTGACCGTTCAAGGGAAGGAGACTTATTTTCTCATTATACGAAAATGCATGAAATTAGTCTTAAATCTTTTGAAAAATATCTGGCTGGTGATTGGGAGTTTGTGTTTTATCAAGAAGAAGTGGAAAATATACAAGAAGTTTTCCGTGATCATTTTTTTAAAATTTATAATTTATGGAAGGAGAATGCCCCCTGTAATATTCTGTACTGCGGTCCAGACAACATAATGATGAAACCAACAGAAATATTCGGCAGGTATGATAAATTCTCTATGTTTAACTTTACTGATCCTAAAACCACAAGACCAGGAAGAGAGGACACCAACGCCTATAATGTATATCATCCTCATTATTTTAATGCCGATGTGCGATATTATCCTGCAGAAATGTCACAAGACACCTGGGACATAGGATTGCAAATGGCGGAGAATTGGGATTTCAATTGCTGGGGTACTGAACAAGTCATACTTAATGAAATGATGTGGAAACAACCGGGTGTGACTTTGGAGAATATGTTAGACCCAAAGCTATCATACCAAGGTTTTCATTTATTCTTAGATAACTGGGACCAAACTAATCATGCTGCAAATTTGTGGAATGGCATGAATGCGCAAGATGCTCATATAATTCATGTTGCGGGGTCACGTGTAGCTTCTAAGAAAGTCGAACTCATGCAAGTACTGTGGGAGATGACAAATAAATAATATCATAGTCACCGGTGGGAACGGCTTTATTGGTACCGCTGTTTGTACGAAATTAGTTGAGGCTGGACACTTTGTGTACAATCTAGATACAAGAAAAGGTGAGATACCTGGCGTAACTCATTTGCCTTTTAGCATCAATAATCCTCAAACAAAAGGAATTTTTAAAGTACTAGGCATTGACGCAGTAATTAATTTAGCAGGTAAATCGGGGATAGCGCAAAGCATAGCGGATCCGAGTCCTTTCTTTAAGTACAACGTGTCAAATACAATATCGTTGCTAGATCTAATGGCAGAAGCAGGTATCAAAAAACTTATTCACGGCAGTAGTGGCTCTGTGTACGAAGGCACCGTGCCTAATCTTCCGGTTGAAGTCGGCTTTGAGGAAAGCCTACATTTAGGCACGCCGCATTCGACTTACGCATATACTAAATTTCTGGCGGAATCTATAATAAGCAGATACTGCAACGCATATGATATTTCTTTTGTGGGTTTTAGGTATTTCAACGTTGCCGGGCCTGGACAAAAAGAAACAAGCAACAAGTTTGTTATCCCACAAATGTGTAAGAACGTAATACAAAATGAACCAGTTACAATATTCGGCGACGGCACGTCTTTAAGAGATTATGCCCACGTCGATGATATTGCTAACGCACATGTTTTAGCAATAGATTATTTAGATAAACATCCTTGTGCTGAGTTTATCAATACAGGATCAGGAATCAGCACAAGTGTAAACGACATAGTTAGGATGTTAGAAAGTGTTAGTGGAAATCCCATGAGAATTGTTCGACAGGATAGCCGACATACTTTGGAGACGACATACTTAGTTCCGAATATAAAAAAGGCAAAAACACTGTTAGGTTGGGAACCTGAGTTTACACTAGAAGATATAATAAGAGATACGTATACATGGGAAAAGAAAAAGAAGTGAAAAAAGTAGTTTACGTAACAGGGTGTTTAGGATTTATCGGTTACCACGTAACCATAGCCTGCTTAGAACAAGGGTGGTATGTTAGGGGCATAGACAAAGGCACCTATGCGGCTAACTGGAATTTGCTAGACATGCTAGAGCAGTATGAGAATTTTGTCTTTGACCATATTGATATAAATGATATGACTATGCTTTACGATTGTGACTATGTAATCAATACTGCGGCAGAGACACATGTCGATAATTCTATTATTAGTAGTAAAGTGTTTATAGACAGCAACGTTTCCGGAGTACACAATTTACTAGAACTTATACGAACAAAAAGTAGAAGCCACCGTCCTACATTATTGCACTTTAGCACAGACGAAGTATATGGTGATTTAGAGACTGGATTTCATACAGAAACAGATTTATTGAAACCTAGCAATCCTTACTCTGCTTCTAAAGCAAGTGCCGATATGCTTATTACAGCTTGGGCAAGAACATATGATGTTCCTTATATAATTGTGCGTCCAACTAACAATTACGGAATCGGACAATACACTGAGAAATTTATCCCACGCTCTATTAAATATTTACAATTAGGGAGAAAGCTAGAACTACACGATAAAGGAAAACCTAAACGAACTTGGCTACATGCCGACGATACAGCATCGGCTATTATTACACTAATTGCCGCAGGTGTTACTAATGAAATATATAACATATCAGGAAACTACGAAGAAAAGAATATAAAAGTGGCTAAGAAGATTATTAAAGCGATGGGTCTTCCGAATAATCCCATGGATTATATTGATGATACTATTGTGCGGCCTGGGCAAGATGTTCGGTACGCAATAGATGACTCCAAGCTTCGCAATTTGGGGTGGGAGCCTAAAGCTAAATTTAATACTGAATTGACTGATATAGTCCAGTATTACACTCAAAACTTTATATGGTAACGGTTGACGCACAATAAATATATTGTATAATGTAACAAACACTGCACTACACAAATAGGTTAACAATGACAGAAAAAATAAGTATTCTACTCCCTACTAGAAAGCGGACCAAACTAGCTAAAACTAGTCTTGTCAGCTTAGTCTCAAAAGCTAACGACCCTAAAAGAATTGAACTTTGTATTGCATACGACGAAGACGATACAGAAAGTGACGAGTTCTTTAACTCCCAAGAATGGATTGACACCATTAATTCACTTGGTTGCTCAAGTCAAACACACAAAACACCTAGATACGGATATCTTGGATTGTTTCGTTATGTGAATTATCTAGCAGAGAACGCCACCGGGTCATGGGTTATGTTTTGGAATGATGACGCAGTTATGGAAACAGAAGGATGGGATATTAGTATTGATAACAATGCTGACTACTTCGGTTGCTTACGTATGCCATGCTCTACAATGAATCATCCGTTTGCTTTATTTCCAATCATACCTAAACGATGGGTTGATTTATTCGGATGTGTTTCAGTAGTTAACCATAGCGACTGGTGGATATACAATGTATGTAAGCCAGTTAACCGCATTAAAGACATCCCTGTTACTGTAGCACACAATAGAGCAGATGTTAATGGTGAGAACAATGACGAAACGTTTAATGAGAATAGTTATGCCCTAGATGGTAGAAACCCAACAAACCCAGATGATTACAGTCACCCACAACGTATTAAGGACCGTAAAGCATGGGAAACAAAATTAATGTTAGAAGGATATCCACATGTCGACTAATGTAACAATAGATGAAGTAAAAGAGTATTGGAATAGGCGCCCATGTAATGTTCGACATAGTTCACACCCAGTAGGAACAAAAGAGTATTTCGACCAAGTAGAAGAAAAACGATACACAATAGAACCACACAATAAAACATTTCCTGAATTTGAGAGATGGAAAGGCAAGAAAGTATTAGAGATAGGTTGTGGCATTGGCACTGATGCTACTAACTTTGCCAGAGCAGGCGCTATATACACAGGTATCGAATTAAGTTCGGAAACGTTAGCAGTAGCGAAACAGCGTTTTGAAGTGTTTGGATTAGAAGGTACGTTTATTGAAGGTAACGCAGAGGAACTAGACAAGTTACTAGGCGATGAGAAGTTTGACTTAATATACAGTTTCGGTGTTATTCACCATTCACCTAACCCTAGAGCAATAGCAGAACACTTACCTAACCACCTAAACGATAATGGTGAACTTAAAGTTTTACTCTATGCTAAGAACAGTTGGAAGAATTATTTAATAGAAGCGGGACTAGCCCAACCGGAAGCACAAGATGACTGCCCACAAGCAGTTACATATACTAATAAAGAGGCAAGGAACTTATTTGATGAGTTTGATTTAAACATTACACAGGATTTTATATTCCCTTGGCAAATAGAGCCATACAAGAACAAGATTTACATTAAGGAACCTTGGTTTGAAGCAATGCCAGCTCATATGTTTCGTACTCTAGAAAAAAGATTGGGTTGGCATTTGTTAATAGAAGGGAAATTAAAATAAAAACTAAATTTAATACTGAATTGACTGATATAGTCCAGTATTACACTCGAAACTTTATATGGTAACGGTTGACATACACTAAAGCTATAGTATAATAGTGCAACACAACAGAGGAATCAATATGGGAACGTATTACAAAAATGTACCAGATCACTTAGACGGAATAGACAACGGTGATTTTTTAGAAATTGGAGTAGATAGAGGCGAGGGCAGTACACGCTTTTTCGCAGACATCGCAAAAGAAAGAGGCGTAAAATTCGTTGGGGTAGATGCAAGTCCCGAACAAATAGAATTTGCAGGAGACAGGTGTAAACATGAAGATGGCTCTATGCTCGAGCACGTAGAGTTAGTTAGTGCAAAAGGCGAAGACTATTTAAGTCAACTACGTGATTCGGGTAGTGACAGAAAATTTAGCATGGTTTATCTTGACAATTTCGATTGGGACTATTGGTTAGATGTTCCACCTGAACCCTTTGTTGCAGGAGCCAAACAATACTACCGAGACACTATGGGTATAGAAATGACTAATCTTAATAGCCAGCTAACCCACATGATACAAGCTGTTCGACTACTTCCATTTCTTACACCGAACTGCTTAGTTGTATGTGACGACACTTGGTTTGAGCCTAAGGAAGGAATATTTATTGGAAAATGTTCAGCAGTCTTACCGTATCTTATTGTGAACGGATTTAAACTTGTTCATAATGGCGGCTATAGAAATCGATCCGGAGGCTGTGGAGCCATTATGGTCCGTAGTAACTAGTCCATCTGTACGTAATAATTTGTTGGGCAGTTTTGTATCTCTTTAATCTATATAGCGTATTCTAAGAGGGACGCAAACTTATTTACAATAACTGTTAGACCTTTATCTGTCCAACAAATATATTTAATAGAAGTAGCACAATAACAACTGAAAACAGGCACTTTTTAACTCAAACTGTTAAAAATGCCTAATTAACAATAGTTTTAAAGAGGAAAAACACACAATGTTAATAGATAAACCACTAAGTAAAGGCGATATATGTACCATAAAACTTTCTTCAGGAGAGGAAGTAGTCGCAACATTCGAAGATGAAAACGATACTACTATTGTCGTTAGCAAAGCAACATGCCTAGCGCAAATGACAGGTCCGGACGGAAAACCCGTAGCGGGATTCGCACCGTGGCTACTTACTGCAAACCCCAATAAGGTCAGCATAAATAAAAGCACCACTACAGCAATTGCCCCAGCTACAGATGAAGCCGCAAAAGGCTACACCGACTCTACGTCAACTATAGCAAGAGTATAAACACGACACTTTATTCTAAACCAATAGGAGAAAAGTATGAAGTTTTTAGATTTGCTAAATCAAGTATTATTAGCCACTAACTTAATATCAGGAACAGTTCCTGTAATAGAAGTAGAGCAGTATCACGACCCACTAGTTTGTTTAGCGGCTAATATATATTTTGAGGCAGGTAACCAATCTAAGAAAGGCAAGGATGCGGTTGCTCATGCTACGTTAAATAGAGTTGAACACGAGAAGTATCCGGACAATATTTGTGACGTAGTATATGATGCGCGGTACACAACTAGCTGGAAGGGCAACAAAGTTCCAAGACGAAACGAATGTCAATACAGTTGGTTTTGTGATGGAAAAAGCGACAGGATACAACTCCTGTACGCGAACGGAAAACCAATAGGCCCTAACCAACGAACTTGGAAGGCAAGCGTTATTGCAGCCGCCCAAGCAATAACCGGAATTACACAAGACCCCACAAACGGGGCAACACACTATTGGAATCCAAGATTAGCATCACCAAATTGGGGATATCCTGTAACAGCAACTATAGGCAATCACACATTTGCCACGAGGAATGATTAATGTACGAATATAAATGTAACATAGTAAAAGTAGTAGATGGAGACACAGTAGATGTTGACATTGATTTAGGGTTTGATGTTTGGTTGAGAAACGAGAGGGTGCGTTTTGCAGGAATTGACGCACCAGAATCTAGAACATCCGACCCAGTTGAGAAAGTATTTGGTCTCGCGGCAAAAGCAGAAGTAGAAAGATTGCTAGAGAACGCTGAGAAAATTACATTATTGTCAAAAGACTTTAAAGGTAAGTTTGGACGTATCCTCGGAGACTTCAAATTAGAAAAAGGCGAAGTAAGCAATGAAGATACATTATGCGGACAGCTACTGATTGAAGGCCATGCTGTCTTATATACTGGACAAAGTAAAGACGAAATCGAAGCCCATCATTTACGTAACAGGCGCATACTGATTGAAACCGGCCAAGTCGACCTTACCCTAGAAGAAGCAGGAATTGCTTGACACAAACCTAAATAGTGCTATAATACACAAAACACATAGGAGTTTATTTTGACAGACACTAACGAAACAGTAGAAACAGTAGAACTTGCCCCGGAAGAAGTAGTAGAGCTTACCCCGGAAGAACAAGAACTTGAGGGAAAGAAAGAAGCGGCACGTAAAAAGCGCCGTGAAGCAATGGCTGAAAAGGCCGAAATGCTTAAGCAAAAAGAATTAGCAATAATGGCGAAAGCTGAAGAAAAGCGTATTCGTAAGCGTGTAAAGCGACTACAGTGGAAACAGAAAATGGATGAGGCTACAGCTAATGGGTAAATTTTATAGTACCAAAACATACGGCAATGATAGGGGCTTATCCTGTTGTTTTAGACAATGGCGCAGTACTCACAGTCATTGTAGCTTATTACATGGTTACAGTATCGGGGTTAAAGTAATCTTTGAATGTGAAACATTAGATGAGCGAAACTGGGTTATGGACTTCGGTGGCCTTAAGCAGTTTAAGAATTGGTTAGAACACATGTTTGACCACACAGTAATAATTGCTAAAGACGATCCTCACTTTGACTTATTTGACAAGATGGCAGATGTCGGTGAGATTAAGACTGGCGCAAACTCGGCTATTATGGATATCCGAGTTGTTGATGCAGTTGGATGTGAGCAATTTGCTAAACTAGCGTACGATACCTTAGCTGACATACTAGCAATTGATCTAGAACAAGGTGACCTCTTAAATCCGACTGTACGTGTAAAAAGCGTAGAGGTATTTGAGCACGACGCAAACTCCGCAATATACGAAGGATAATAATGACAGGAATTATTACAATGAATGATGAATTTTGGAGTTGGTATAATCAATTGCCGGAGCCTAAAAGGTTCTACGTGTTTCTTGGTATTGTAGTGCCAGCATGGTGCATACCGCCAATTTTTCTAGGACACCCAACAGCAGGATTTACTTCTCTGCTTATACTTTGTGTTATAATTTCGTGTAAGATTTCGGCACAATCACCAGGGAGAATAAAAGATGACACGCATTAATATTATTCCGCCCGACGAACTTATGGACCAGCATCTTGTGGCAGAGTACCGTGAAATTACCATGGTACCTGCCGCATTGAATCGCACCCTTAACAGTAAGTCCGGATTTAATCCTAAGAAAGTAGCAGACACGTACACCCTCAACACCGGGCATGTCTATTTCTTTTATGATAAAGGCAAGTATCTAGACAAGCGGTACAAGGAATTGATTAACGAAATGAAAGCCCGGGGTATGAATCCGGACCCGTCACGTAAGTTTCCTAAAGATGTATTCCCTGCAAATTTGTTCAACGATTGGTCACCGACATCGGACGAGCAAGACATTGCGAGAGAGCGCATTAATTTTCGCATTAGCCAAAAGCCAGATTGGTACAGAAAGACTGACGGATCTGTTAAATGAAAACTGGCACATTTAATAACGCTGATTACTACGAATTTAGATACGATGTTAATCTTATTCCTGAGTTATTAGAAAATATCAACAAGTATAAGATTGTTAAAAATGAAGACAACAAACGATATTTAACAAATGAACGATTTTATACGGACCACTTAATAATATATCTTAATTCGTGTCTAGCACAAATTGCCAAGGAGCATTTTAGCGAGGCAGTCTCCTTGGAAGTATGCGATATTTGGGTTAATAAACTTGATCGATTCCAGAAGCAACCGGTGCACAGCCACGCTAACAGTATTGTGGCAGGCATACTGTATTTACGTGACGATAAAACTTTAACAAATTTCTATGTCAAGGATGCGTGGTGCCATGCGCACCCTGTACTACATATAGCCAAAGATCCTGATTTTGCTTATTCAAAGTTTTCGATAGTGCCCGAAAAAGGAAAAATTATTATGTTTCCTGGTAATATGCTACATGATGTATCTATGAACAAGACTGTTGGAACACGCACAACAATTGCGTTTAACGCATTTGTTTCAGGAAATATAAGCGAAACAACTGCTGGCTTAACTATTAAGACTAACACTATAGAATAACAGGAGCCGCAACGTTTTTGTTAGAACATGTAAAATAAGATAAATATTACTATGATATTTGGATTACTTACATTGTTTACCGCATTAGCTATAGCAGGTGTTGCGGCATGGTTTAGCATAGCCGGACTGATGGCTATCTTTAGTGCTTCGGCATTATCTATTGCTATTATGGCAGGCACATTAGAAGTCGGCAAACTAGTAACAGCTAGCTGGCTTTATCGTAACTGGTCTCAGACTAAATTCCTCCTAAAAAGTTATTTAACTATTGCTGTCTTTGTCCTTATGTTTATTACAAGCATGGGTATCTTCGGCTACCTTAGTAAAGCCCACATCGAACAAACTGCTAGCGCAGGCGACAACACCTTACAAATAGAACTTATAGATAACAGAATAGCAAGGCAACAACGCGCTATAGATGATAGCGACGAAGTTATCAGCCAGTTAGACCAAGCCGTACAAACACTTATAGAATATGACAGGATAAGAGGCGATGAAGGCTCTATAGCTGTACGTCAAGGACAAGCCGAAGAACGAGCAAGCCTAAACGCTATCATAAACGAAGCGGCTGACAACATATCAGACTTACAACAAGAAAAAGCAATCCTAGCCTCAGAACAATTAAGCATTGAAGCTGAAGTAGGTCCGCTGAGGTACATAGCAGAATTAATATACGGCGAAGAAGAGGCAAAGAATCACTTCGACCAAGCGGTACGCTGGATTATTATAATCTTAGTTACAGTATTTGACCCGTTAGCTGTGGCATTGTTAATTGCGGCTAACCAGACACTAAGCAGACACGGAATACACATAGAGGCACCTGACCCCACCGATCCTAATAAAGGATTGCCTGAAGTGACTAATATCCCACCTATGCCACCCGTTAAGCCAGCAAAAGAAGCCGCACCTAAAAAAAAAGAATAAGTAATAAGAAAGAAGTAGAAGAAGTAAAAGAAGAAGTAAAAGAAGAAGTAAAAGAAGAAGTAAAAGAAGAAGTAAAAGAAGAAGTAAAAGAAGAAGTAAAAGAAGTTAGTGAGGCAAGGAAGAAATTAGGATTTTGGGCAGACCCTTTACCAGTTAAAGACAACCATCCGCATGATCCAACAACGAAATATATAGGTAAAAAATGACAACAGATAAATCACTAAATTGTAGTTTTTGTGGTAAAAGTAGAGATGATGTCGAGAAGTTAATTGCAGGGCCTGGTGTATATATTTGTGATGAGTGTATAAGAACTGGTTTTGATATTATAGACAACGACCAAGATGAAGATCTAGATTCCGACGACATGATCGGTTTGCCAACACCCCGTGAGATACATGATTTCCTAAACGAGTATATATCGGGACAAGAAGAAACAAAAGAAATTATAAGCACTTGCGCATATAACCACTATAAAAGAATCAATCACAAAAGCAAAACAGTTGATATAGATAAAAGTAATATCTTATTACTTGGCCCAACTGGAACTGGTAAAACTTTATTCGCTAAGACATTAGCAAAGAAAATGAATGTTCCCTTCGCAATAGCAGACGCTACTACATTAACTGAAGCAGGTTATGTAGGCGACGATGTTGACAGCGTATTAGAAAGACTACTAAGTGTAGCAGAATACGATGTAGAAGAAGCACAGCGTGGTGTAATTTATATAGATGAAATAGATAAGAAAACTAGAAAATCTGAGAGCAACTCAACTAGAGATGTTAGTGGCGAAGGTGTACAGCAGGCATTGTTAAGATTGATAGAAGGTACAGTAACAAAAGTTAAATTGTCCATCGGTAGTAAAAAGTTTAACGATGAGTACGTAGAGTTTGATACAACTAACGTCTTGTTTATAGTAGGTGGAGCATTTGTTGGCATTGAAGATTTCGTAAAACAACGCAAACAAAAGAGCTCCTCAATCGGCTTTAATACTACTATTGTAGGCGAAGATGAAAAAGTAGAATTATTAAAAGAACTAGTAGCAGACGATATTGTTAAATTCGGTCTTATCCCAGAGTTAGTAGGCAGGCTTCCTGTTATTACTACACTAAGCGAATTAAGTGAAGAACAGATGCTACATATTTTAACTAACGTAAAGAATAATGTAATTGAACAAGTAAAAGAATTGATGTCCTATGATAAAATTGAACTAGAATTTACCGAAGGATATTATAAGGAAGTAGCCAAAATGGCTACAGCATTAAAATTGGGAGCCAGGGCGCTTAAAAGCATTGTAGAGAATTCGTTATACTATACAATGTATAACGCTCCCGAGCTCCACAAAAAAGGAGTTGTCAAGGTAAGATTTGATAATTATCCTAGTAAAGAGAAGAAACCTGTTGCTATCTACGAAGATGGTAAAGAGAAAACACTACACAACTATAAATTTTTTAGAGGAATGCATGAAAAACAACTGGCAAAATAAAGTCAAAAGCAGTTACAACACTAAGCCTAAGGAGTTCGTTAAGAACCCTGAAGAAAAAAGAAAGGTGCTTTCAGGCAAAAGCATTGATGTTTGGAGAGATGACGTAAATGGCGCGCTCAAAAAGCTAAAGAAAGTACTTGAAGCCGACAACCGACAAAAAGACTTAGCACGAACTGAGTACTACGAAAAGCCTAGCGTAAAACGTAAGCGTAAAAAGGATGTGGCTAAGAGCAGATGGCAACGTGACATAAACACTATGCGTAGCGCAGGCACTTGGGTTGATACTGTTTCGAGCGGAACAAAATGTCTTAAAACTAGCAAGACACGCCGTAAGCATGTTGAGCTTGTTGACAAGATTAAGAATCGAGCAAAGCCAAAAGCTAAGCCAAAATTCAAAAGAAAGTAGTTGACATTTCGTAGCATTCTGTTATAATATACTTTTTTTAACTACAGGTGATATTATGACAATGCACTTAGCACAGGGGCTAAACTCGTCCCGTAGCAGAAAAATGAAACCAAAATATACTAAAGCCAATTTAAAGAAATGGGCAGTACAACTCGCTGTCGAAAACAAAGACAGAAAGCGCAGGGGAGAAGAGCGACTTAGCTTAGACCAATACGTAGACAAAATACATGGTATTGTTTCCACTGCCCCAAAAGATACAGGCGATTATGAGCCTGCCCGAAGCTATGCAGACGAACGCATAGCCGAAAACAAAAAGTACCAAAGCCTAAGTACAGGCGTAGGGAATTGTTCAAAGAAAGAGCCTATGAAGTACAGCGGGGAGAGAAAGTTGCTTGGTATAGGGACTATGCACAAAAGTAATATGGTTCCTATTTTTGATGAAGAACACGCAAAAGACATTGCTAAGATGAGGCGCAACTAATGCCAGGAAAAAACGATATTACCGGTGATCCTATTGTAAATAACAAAGGAGACACCAACAAGTATTCCGATGGATGGGATGCTATATGGGGAAATAATAATAATAAAAATGGCAACGCACAAGATATCAACCCACCTATCAAAGACGGTACTACAGACGACACACACGACACGAAATCCGATTAAACATATAGTTGTCGACACTTCGTCTGATTCGATAATGCCGCAGATTAAGTACGACGAAGCATATACATTTGTATTATTAGAATGGCGCAAAACTAAAGAGTGGCTAGACAGCGCCAGCATTTTAGCCAATGCGGTTATGTACAGAGATCGAGACCATTCGAGTTTTACGGATAGATTGCGATTGGTACTTGAGTTCGAAACACAAACAGACTTAGCTAATTTCAAGTTAGGATTTAAACTTGACAAATAACAAAAATACCGTATAATTGTATGATACAAGTGAGAACTTGTATAAATAATGTTGTAACGTAGTTTTATTGTTCGCCAAAAGGGTTCAATAAATGTTACTAAAATAATCTTGCTTAACAAAGGAGAATATATGAACAAGCAATATCAAATCACCACTGAATCATTCAAACCACTATTAAACATGAGCGTCGGATTCGACCGCTTCCTAGAAGACTTTATGGCAGACCCAATTTTTAGTGCAGGCCAAGCCAAGACCTTTCCTTACTTTAACATTAATAAAATCGTAAAGAAAGACTCCGACGAAGCCGAATACGAAATTGTATTGGCACTTGCAGGATTTAAAGAAGATGACATCGAAATCCAAATTGAGGATGGCAATCTTAAAATCTCAGGTAAGAGCGAAGCATTCGGCACAGGCAACGACGACGAAGTCATTGAGCCGATACATAAAGGTATAGCCGAACGTAGCTTCACTAAAGTATTTAAATTAGAACAGCACGTCGAAGTTGCATCGGCAAGTTTAAAAGACGGTATGCTCCGTATTAGATTGTTTAGAGAAGTCCCTGAACAAGCTAAGCCGAAACTTATCGCAATTAACTCAAAATAATATTAACACAGTGCGGGGTTCGCCCCGCACGATTTTATAGGTACACACAATGTCTAAAGAAGCAGTAGCAACAGAAACAAAAACAGAAGTAAAATTTCCCGATAGATTTAACGTTATCTTAATTAATGATGACCACACACCTATGGACTTTGTAATTAAACTTCTTGTTGAAATTTTTAACAAGGGCATTAAAGACGCTAAAGAATTAACTATGAAAGTCCATAACGAAGGACAAGCTATTGCAGGAAGCTACAATAACGAGATTGCGAATCAAAAGCATCACGAAGCTGTAGAAATGGCCAAAGGATTCGGCTACCCTCTACAAATCAAATTAGAAAAAATGTAACACAGGAACACACATGCCATTTGATATAAGAATACCACCCGTAACATTTAAAACACGAGTTGAAACTGACGAAAGTCCGGGCTTTGCTTGGAAAGATGTAACGACAGAAGATTTATTTAGAGGCAAGAGAGTTGCCTTACTTGCGCTACCGGGCGCATTTACTCCTACATGTAGCAGTACTCACTTACCCGGCTACGACATGAACTATGAAGATTTGTTAAAGCTAGGAGTAGACGATGTTTACTGTGTAAGTGTTAACGATAGCTTTACAATGAATGCGTGGTTTAGCCATTTAGGAATTAAACACGTTAAACCAATTCCAGACGGCTCCGGCGAATTTACAAGGAAGCTAGGGTTTCTCGTAAACAAAGATAACTTAGGCTTTGGTATGCGTAGCTGGAGATACAGCATGGTTGTAGACGACGGCAAAGTAGAAATGATGTGGGTAGAACCGGGTATGATGGATAACTGTCCTGATGATCCGTTTGAAGTATCCGACGCTTACAACATGATGGATTATTTAAAAATTAACCCTCGAGTCTAATAAAAGCGTAAATATTGTTTTCGGATGTTTCAGTTTTAAAAAATTGTCCTATAGTCGTAAAACCAAAATCAGTATAAACAGGCAAAGCAGTCTCTCTTGGTATACTCCATATGAGATTTGCTTTGCTATTTTTTGCCTGTGTCTTAAGCATAACAAACAATGTATGGGCAATACCTTGCCTACGGAAGTCAGGATGGACCCACAAGCCTCTACTTCTAAATTCAGTATCGGATGTTAAATGCCCGCTGTTAACGCCAACGATTTGTTCATTAATATATACTGCCCAATGGTAGGCAGGATAATTAAATATAGCCATGTCGTGTTTAGACTTAGAGGTCCCGGGCCAAGTCATAGCACTATGGGATTCAACAGGAGATATCCTGTCAGGCCAAAGTTGGGTTTCCCATATAGGTTTAATAGTTTCGAAGTCGACACGTTTTATAAGCATACGTGTATTTATGGTAAAATTGCGAAGTACGCCATAAAATACAGTAAAACACTAGTAACAAGTGTAAATATGTTTACAGGAAAACAAGATGAAAGATAAATTTAAACATGCGTTTATGGATGTAGCTGAACGGTTTGCGCAACTAAGTTCAGCTACACGCGCCAATGTCGGGTGTATTATCGTTAAAGACGATAATAGAATTATCAGTATTGGTTATAATGGTATGCCATCGGGGTGGGACAATTGTTGCGAAGACGTAGTAAGACAAGACGAAGTTGGCTTCACGCTAACTAAAACCAAACCTGAAGTTCTACATGCTGAAACAAATGCTATAGCAAAAGTAGCATGTAGCACCGATAGCTGTAAGGACGCAACTCTATTTTGTACTCATTCACCTTGTATAGATTGCGCCAAACTTATATACCAAAGCGGAATAACCACAGTTTATTTTAAACACGATTACACAGCCAGTTCAAGTCCGAGAGGAATAGATTTCCTAGAGAAGAGTGGCGTAACAGTACAACAGATAGAGGAAAACACAGATGAGTGTTAAAAGTACCACACAAATGACCAAAGCCGAACTGATCGAACTTATTGCAGATAAGAATGCTATCATAGGCCAACTCAACCAAAAGATCGACGAACTCGAAGGTATGGCTGTCCAAAGCGCAAGCGTACCATTAGACGCTGATGTTAGCCGCATGTTAAGCGGTATGAACGCACGTATCAAAGAGTTAGAAGAACTTGTCAAAAACAAATAATACCGCCTAATACCGCCTAATACGTCAAAATAGCCGTCTTTTCAACAGGTTAAAGCAGTACTTTATAAATATCATTGTAACAAAAATTAAAGGTTGACAGTTATACAATCACATGTATAATAGTTGACAGTTAAAAGATTTAGAGTGTTTACAGCAAACCAAAACAATGGCAGTGAGTTACCAGACCTCACAAAAAACAAAGGTGGACCAGACACTCTGTTAAATTAGGATGTGTACAGCAAAACAACGATAACTGTAGCGACAAAAGTAGTAGACGGTGGCCCGCAACGCTAGTTGAAAGATACTATATAGGAAACTATACACTAATGGAACTAATGGCGATGGAAAGACATCTATGTGCCTTGTGCAGAAACACATGAGGATATTGTCGGGGATACGAGACCAAAACTTTCGGGTGAGGCTAGAATCGACAAGAAAAATAAACTCACTATGTATCCAAACATCCTGCTAAATCAAACACTTAGGGAGTGTTCAAAAAAGATTTAAAATAAAGGTTGACATGTGCTGAATAGGCACTATAATAGTCAGCTAGTAAGAGTAACAAACAAAGATTTTAGGTTCTATACAGCAACACAATATATTTCAACCAAGAGGTTACGGGTTCGAGTCCCGTCTTGCGCTTCGGCACAAGTAGCTCAATGGTAGAGCACATGGCACAATGTAGAGTTAATGACTCTGCGTAGAACCTGTTAAATCGGGGCTGATTACAGCAAACAAACCGCACTCAAACTGTGAAAAACATCAACCCGTTAAATTAAGGAGAAACGAAAATGACAAACTTTAACACAGCAGTAAACAACCAGGAAGCTCGTACCGCTAACGGTATGAAGGCACGTAAAGGCACAGCAAATTCACTTGTGGATCTGTTCTTCAAGATTGGCGCAAGCCGAGGCAAGGACATTACACCTGCATTTGCAGCCGCTTTCGCAGAGAACAAGGAACTTACATTGCGTATTGCGCAGTGGGTAAGAGACGTTCGCGAAGGTGCCGGTGAGCGCCAGCTATTCAAGGATGTACTTGTATACCTTGAAAAGACTGACATCGAAGCCGCATCCTTGCTTATCAACAAGGTTCCAGAGCTTGGACGTTGGGATGACCTTTTGGTCTTCACTAATGCAAAGCTAAAGGATCAGGCTTTCGCTATGATCCAGACAGCACTTAAGGACGGAAACTCCCTTTGTGCGAAGTGGATGCCACGTAAGGGTGATACTGCGGTTGAGCTACGTAAGTTTATGGGCATGACCCCTAAGCAGTACCGTAAGACTCTAGTTGGTCTAACTGACGTAGTTGAAACCAAGATGTGTGCGAAGGATTGGGACAACATTGATTTCTCCAAGCTACCTTCTCTTGCTAGCGCAAGATATCGTACAGCGTTTTACCGTAATAGTGAAGCGTTCAAGGAGTATGTTGAGAAGCTAGCTGACCCAACAGATAACTCTGTTAAGGTTAACGCAGGCGCAGTATTTCCATATGATGTACTTAAGGGTGCAATCAGCAATCGTTGGAACACTGGCAACCTAACTAAGACAGATCGTGATTTCATGATTGCTCAGTGGGACGCACTGCCAAACCTAGTAGGCGATGCTAATATTCTACCAATGGTAGACGTTAGTGGGTCTATGGGAACACCAGCAGGCGGCTACAACAGTAAGTCTACAGTTACATGCATGGACGTTGCTGTTAGCTTGGGTCTATACCTAGCAGATAAGAACACTGGTAAGTTCCACGGAACTTTCAGCACATTCTCTGGTCGCCCAGAGCTTGTGTCCTTAAAGGGAAACATTCTTTCTAAGGTAGACCAGATGTCTCGTGCTAACTGGGATATGAACACTGACGTTATTGCGGCATTCAAGCAGGTGTTGAAGGTTGCGAAGGATGCCGGCGTACCACAGGCAGAAATGCCAGAAGTATTGCTTATCCTAAGCGACATGCAGTTCGACCAGTGCGCAAAGTTTGACGACTCTGCGATGGAGAGCATCCGTAGGCAGTATGATGCGGCTGGATACACAGTACCACGTATTGTGTTCTGGAACATTAATGCCGCTGACAATGTACCTGTTAAGCACAATGAGCAGGGAGTTGCGCTAGTATCAGGCTTCAGTCCAAACATTGTGAAGAGCGTATTGAATGCTGGTGAGAAGTTTGATCCAGAGAACATCATGCTTGAGACTATCATGGTACCAAGGTACGATCTAGTATAATCCGTGCGCCCTTCGGGGCGCACTCTATTAAGGAATTAAAATGCCAACTAAGTACAAAGAAAGTGTTAAGAACGTAAATAGAGCAACAAAAGAAACAACAATGACTCACTACTATGTAAAGTCTTTGTCCAACGACTCTCTGTTAGAAATTGTTACAAATGACAACACAGCGCCAAAACTAGTAGACAAGCTGATGAACGAAGTGAGACGTAGAAAGATTGAGACCTTACTTGAAGGTTGACACATACCGATCCTGTGCTACTATTAATACGTAACTAAGGAGAACGTCATGTCAATAAGAGAAGTAAAGTACCCGGTTCACATTATGGAATCGGAAAGGGGTTGGGGTCAACGGGTAGACCAAGTTAAAGAGTTTGACACCCAAGAAGAAGCTGATTTGTATGTTGAGAATTTTAACAAACAAAACACTAGCAATACAGTCCCAGATTGGTACATGTTTGCGCTAACAGCACCCCCGGTTATTAAGTAGTTGATTTTAAAAGAGAAAAACTGCTTGACAGAAACTAGAAAGAAGTTAATATATTGTTTTAAGGGTAGATGAGTAGTCCAACAATCTACCGCGTGAAATGCGCTAATACCCTTAATTTTAAGTCATTGAAAAATAAAGTAAATTTTTTAGTTGACAAAGAAGTAAACGGTGTTATTATATACACTTACTTAGATAGAACCACTTTTAAATAACGGGTTTTATCTTTTTGATAAATAAAGTTAACAAATTAGATAAATAAAGTTTAACAACTTAGGAATAGAAATGCAAACATTATCTCTACAACATACGATCTGGCAACCACTCTTAGCAGTGGCCTGTACAGCTCTGCGCCCGATATTCGGGACAGATTCGTATAGTGTTGAACGTGGTAATGGTGGTATGGATAAAAGATTTAATATTAGGAAGATGGGTTTTATAGGTGCGGGGAGTAGCAATTGATTAGCTAATCCTACAAAGAGCAAATATAAAACCCAGGCATTAAAAACCCTGGGTTTTTTTATGCTTAAAAGAAAGTATTAGTGCTGAAATAAGCACACAGTGGATAGAACACCGGAGTAGGTGTTCCTAGTTTAGGCTAGGTCGGAACGAGGCTGCAACCCCACTTAAAAAAATGTACGGGCGGAGTGTAACGCAAGTTACTTAAATGTTTATGGATTTCCTCTTGTGGAATGAAAGACGCGGCTTACCATAAATTGGTATAGTGGGTAGATTTTTACCCACTATATTAAAGTATATTGGTCGGATGAGAAATTCGAGCAAGCGTAAGAGATTAACTTGCGCACCAGTGTACTTTAATATAGTAAGAACTATACCGAGCATGGCCGGGCTACCCGCTTCCAGGGTAAGTGGCTATCAAACCTGGGCGCGACCGCAGGGTGTTATACGAAAAAGTAACACAAAACGAGGTCCACTAAATTTCGGGGATATAGTATAACGGACGGATTACTAGTTATTTGATAAATAACTACAATAAAGGAGTAATCCGTAATGTGGAAATGTAAACATTGTAAGAAATTATTTGAAGACTTAAGTACTAGCGCCAAGGCCAATCATAGTCGTTGGTGCAAAGATAATCCTAAAAGAAATACATGGAATAAAGAGCCCATAGGAACTATCAATAAATTTGGCAATATTGCTAAATTCACAGTAGAGTGCGCTACTTGTAAAGAAGAATTTAATGTTAAGGAGCGAGAAAAATCCTTTCCGAAGAAGAAACAATATTTTTGTAGTAGATCCTGCGCCAATTCAGTTGGTGGCAGGGCTAAAGTAAATAAATATGGAAGAACGCAATATGCAAGTATTGCCGCGCATTACTATGAGCAAGAATGTGCAGTTTGTAAATATAGCGAAGTACTAGACGTGCATCATATAGATCATAATAGGTCTAATAACTCGCCAGATAATTTAATTTTTCTTTGTCCAAATCATCATGCATTGTTACATAGAAAAAAAGATCCAGAAACTGTAAAAATAATAGAAAACTGGGGCACCTAGACGGGCTAGACTCTGCGCTTGCACCGCGGATGGAAGGGATCGTTACCCTTGTGCTCCACCAATTTAATGCGGAGTAGAGGAGTCCGGTCGTCCTCGCTAGGCTCATAACCTGGAGATCGTTGGTTCGAATCCAACTTCCGCTACCAATTCAGGGCCACCCCTACCTGGGTAAACGCAGGGGAACAAATTAATTCCTGTTGGGCCCTCTAGGTGAGGGCGGGGAACTGTTAATCCTCATGCGCGGGGTTCGAATCCCTGAACAGGAGCCAATTTAACGGAATGTAGCTCAGTCTGGCAGAGCACCTGGTTTGGGACCAGGGGGTCCAAGGTTCGAATCCTTGTATTCCGACCAATTTAATGCACCCGTAGTGAAACTGGAGATAACGACAGCCTACGAAGTTGTAGATGAGGGTTCGAGTCCTTCCGGGTGTACCAAACTAGTAACCGGGTTATCCCTTAGAATATGTTAGATATTCTTTGTTCGGTTTTTGCGAGACGAAAGGATACAGGAAGTCGAGCAACCAAATTAATGCCTCTGTGGCGGAATTGGTAGACGCGCTAGATTTAGGTTCTAGTGGAGAAATCCGTGGGGGTTCAATTCCCTCCATCCGTACCAAACATTGCGAGGTGTGAGAGTTCGAGTATCTCCTCGTGTACCAATTTTAGGATTGTTACAGCAAGACATCTTAATACTCTTGAAAAGTAAAGGACCGGTTCGACTCCGGAGCCCTGTTTACAGGGGTTTAGTGTAACGGTAGCACTCAAAAGAAACTCAATCCTGTTATTTTATGCGGCTAAAGCATTGCTGGCGATGCGCGAGGCTTCCACCCTCGATAACCCGGTTCGATTCCGGGTAGCCGCTCCAAACACAATGCGCGAGTGGCTAATGAGAATTGGCAGATCTACTGGATTTAGAATCCAGGCCCTTGTGGGTTCGACTCCCACCTTGCGTACCAATTTAATGGCTTGGCCACTGGGTGGTGACGTGATTCCAAACCATGTCTTGCTAGGTTCGATTCCTAGTCGGGTCGCCAAATTAAAAGGTGACTACTATGAAAGATGGATACCATGTTATTACATTAGACGATGGTTGCACGTTTGAAGGAACGTTTAAAGACGGCAATCGAATATTTGGTGTTAAAACATATCCAAATGGTGGTCAGTACATAGGACCATATGTAAACAATAAACGCCACGGCAAAGGTATTAAGATACACGCTGATGGCACACAGCACGAAGTAGAATACGTACATGGAGAAAAAATTTAATGCTCCCATCGTCTAGTGGACTAGGACGCTAGGTTCTCAGCCTTGAAACTGGGGTTCAATTCCCCATGGGAGTACCAATTTATGCTGTCGTAGGGTAACTGGTCTAATCCCTCTGACTTTCAATCAGAACAATGCGGGTTCGAATCCCGTCGACAGCTCCAAACATGCGTGGGTAAAGCTAGTGGTTCTAGTGAGAGGTCTG